AAGCAGTGGTATCAACGCAGAGTACTACCCGATAATGAACCACCACTCGATAGAGTTCCATGCACACCGTCGCTGGCGTTGTCATGAATATAACAATCAATTATCAACGTACCACCACTGCAATTAATTCCCCCATGAACTAGAGTTCTTGACTTCACATCTATCTAATATTAGATTACCCACACCGTAGTGAATACCACCAATGTAGCCACCCCCTATAGCAACGGTAAATCCGTCAAAAGAACAATTAGAAAATCGCACGTTAACAGATGTACCGCTAACACTACCATCAACACATTCGGCTCTCGTTGATGCCGTATTTGAAAATTTGAAGTTCTGAAAAATCCAGTTGAAGCCGTTGCCACCCACGTATGTGAATTGAAGAAGAATTGTTGAGTTTGTCGCTGTCGTCCAAATCACTTGTCCGCCGTCTCCACGTGTCGTACCATATCCGATAAAATAGAATGGTGTTGCATTACCCAACTGAGGCAATAACGTCGAAGTGGTAGTGTACGTTCCCGTGTTCTTTACATAAATCGTATTGCAAGAGGCGGCGTTGGTGTACGCTTGTGAAATTGTCGAAAGTGCTCCACCAATGTTCATAGTGAAGGCGGTTCCACTCGGCCCTGCTCGATCAATTGTCACTGTGGTGGCATTTGTGTATACGGTGACTTCGTACCATGCGGCATCCAGGTAGATGATGTTCCCTTTGATGGGCTGAAGTGAAAGACGCCGTTGCACTCGTGAGGGTTGTACCTCCACTGCACACGGCATCCGTGGTGCTTTTATTGCTACCCGAACTATTCGGCGAATCTTGCTGAGAATAATCGGTACCTGCACCCGCAATGGCCCGGGTCGAATCCACCACCATTAGTATCTAAACCAACTGTCGGTCGAACTTCCCATATTGCTGTAGTAGGAATTGCCATTTGAACCTATTTTAGGAAACCGTAATTGAAACATTTGTCGCCAAAAAATTCAAAAACGTCGCCACTAAGGACAGTCCGAGAAGAAACCAATGGACCATAAAACAGCAAATTCCCTGCCGTCGCTGCATCCCGTATCGCCGCCCAAGTAACCGTCCCCCATGACGCTGAGGCTGTAGGAAACGTAATGAGTGTATTATTCGTACAAACACCACCAGAGGGCGCACTGAATGTAATGGGCATTCTGGTGTATGCACCACCGCTCACTTCAGTGCCAGTGTCGGCATACGTCACTGTAGTCGTATAAAGAGCTAACCAGACGGTTGTCGGTGGCACAAAACTCGTATTCCGAAGTAAGGCGTTGATGATGAGATTTTCTGCGAATGTTCCGAGTGCGGCCATATTAGTTTGCGATCATCATGAGACTTCCACTCATCGAAGTGGGAAATGTCGTCGTTCCATTGTTGCTGCTAGTGACGACGTACCACGTATTAGAATCCAAAGTCACCGTCGTAGTCGTATCCGCTGTATATTCTTCAGTTGATATGAAAGCGTCCCAAATTTGGCCACGAATCTTGTTTTCATTTGAGGGTGCGGGTGTGCCCCAACCAACTAATGACTCTTGAATAAAAGCCGATCCATCATGCCAACGATAACCAGAAATTGAATCCATACAGGCCGACTGAAAAGTTGCAAAACACGGAAACCCAGGATTCGGAGTATTGTACGAAGCATATGAAAAGTTGCTGTATTCAGTCGTGGTTGCATTCAAAATCGTGAACCCTTGAACCGGAGCCGCACTTGCAAACCCTTGGCTTGTCAAAGAAGTTCTCCAGCTTCCACGGGAGTTGCTGGTGTCTGTATCTGAACCACCGTCACCTACGATGAGAGCGCTAGTCGTCAACCCCATCGTCACCAAGAACGGTGGAATGTAAAGAGCGCTGCACAAAACGAAATTGCGAGTTGAAATCGAACCCGGCACGAAAATGCAAAATTGAAATTGATTGGCAATAATCGCATAGGTCGCACTAGAGGACGGGAACAGATAACAACTATCCACCTGATTGAGAGTGAGCGCATTATTCGACAAACGAATCCGAACACACTGTGTGGTTCCGCCGTCATCCCAAACACGAACCTGAATTTGATTGCCTTGTGGTGTCACCTGAGATTGGTAAGTATGATCCGTCGAACTAGTTGTGTTTGTGATACCCCACCCGGCTCCCGTCGTGATATTCGTATGAATGAGGGCGCACAAATCTGCCTTGTCAGTGACTACACCTGTCGTGTAGACTTTGGTTACTCCTGATGCATATTGAATTGCCACGTTATGAAGCCACCTTAATTCCAAATTGCGCTGCGTTTAGATCAGTTAAAATCCAGGGAATGCCCGTATTCGGATTGATCTCCCACATTGCCCCGGCATATGTAAAATCTGAATAACAAGGAAATGTTGACCCCAAATAATTGGTTGACGCAATACGCATAAGTGGATTAATTGCTCTGTTTCCCACGTCATCTTTTCGGAATGAAATATTTTCCTGAACCGCAAAAATTGTGCCGCTGATGGTGAAGGTTCCTATTGTATAGGCGTCCAAAGCACCCACCGTGCCACTGTAGTTGAAATTGCCTCCTGTTGTATAGTCGATGACAGGAGTGTTTACATTTTGATAGTTTACACCCGTCGAAGGTAAGAAATCATCTTCGTATCCTTCAGCATCCGGGTACATAGTCTGCACTCGAACTTCGCCCAAGTAGTCAACATTGTTTGTCGCATCCTGAGTGTTTATCAAGTACATATCATCAAACACAACTTGCCCGTTAGCAAATGTAAGTACACCCATAACGCCAATTTTGTTCGTATAGGCATTCCCAGTTTGTTGTGTCTGGACACCAGTAAAAGTTCCTTCGACCGTGCCGTTAACTTTAATTTCAAAACTACCGGGATTACCAATTTGTACTTTGACTTCCAAGTAAAACCAAAGCGTCAAAGGCGGAACAAATCCACTGTCACCCAACGTGGTATCGGTAATTAGGGTACCTCTGCCGGTGCGCATTGTAATCGTAAATGTGGTGGGATCAATCCAAAGAGAGCATTGTGGAGTGTTTCCGTCCCAAAAAATCACAAATGGATGTATGGGAACAACTGAACTTACCCGAATAGCAGTGCCAAAAATTACTTCCGATGTATTGAAACCAAATGTATGAGATGCTCCGCTCCACGCATCGCCGACAATTGCACTACCAGGGTTGAGACCTTGGCCACCAAATCGACCCGGAATCAATGGTCCACCCGTCGAACCCTGATCCCAATGGCGTCCACCAGGACCGTAGGCGGCTGCGGTTGCATAGTCAAATCCGTCGAAAAATATAATTGACATTGGTTCCTCCGTTACGCCGTAATCTTCAATCCTGCATAAAGTGCATTGATATCTGAATTGGTCCAAGCCGCAGTAGTGCTTGGATTAAGTTCAAAAAGTACTTGAGATGTCGTATAATCTGTCTGACAAGCAAACATGCTTCCGAAATAATAGGTTCCCGACACTCGCACGAACGGCGAAATTGTGCGGCTTCCCACGTCATCTTTTTGTTGAGTCACATTGATCTGAACCGCAAAAATATTTCCGGTAAAAGCAACAGTGCCCATTGTGTAGTCGTCGATATTACCGACTACACCCGATTTCACATAAGTCGCTCCATCGTTAATGACCGTTGCATCCACACATTCCCAATTCGCACCAGCGCCGACCGGTGTGAAGTTATTTACGTTTCCATTAGCGGACGGATATTGTGCCGCCACTCGACATTCACCAAGAAAAGTATTGTTCACCGAACCGGCATTATTGAGTAGGTAAAAATCGTCAAAACTCTCTGAAGCTGTGCCCGTGGTGAAGGATTGAATACGAAGATAGTTGACATAATTGTGCCCTGAAGCCATCGTATTCAGCGATGTCAAATTAAGAAGAGTTACACCATTCAGACGTAATTGAATGATTCCGGCTGAACCATCAATTGTAGTGCCGACTTCCAAGTATTGCCAAAACCCCCACTCAAAAAGGCCGGGGGAAGTCGTTCCCAAAACGGTTCCGTTTCTTGTCACCTGAAACGCTGCATCGATAGTTACACGAACATCAACTTGCGTGGTCGGGCTACTAAAGCTTGTCGTGTCGTCCATGAACAATAGAAAAGGATTTGTAGCATCACCAGTTGAAAACTTAACAGCTATGCCACAATAGACGGTTGATGAATTAGTAAATTCGTTGGAGACATACGACGACGCACCAACATTTACAAAACTGAGGCACTGCCCACCGATTCTACCCGGACTGGTAATCGTAGGCGTACCACCAGAGAAGCGCCAGAGAAGGGGTATCTGTGCCGTATCGTAGTAATCAAATCCTGTTGAAAGAAGTAGCGACATTATTGATACAAAGAAAAATCTCTGTTGATGTTGAATTTGATGGAAACCAAATCGGCTCCCGCACCGGCGGTATCTGAATTCGCCCGCATAAACTTGAAAAACAATTCATCTCCTGCGTTAATACCACTCATGTTCAACGGAGTGATTCGTGACTTCACCGTCTGATAGGCCGTACCAGGGACGGTCGTAGTCACTCCAACAAGAGTATTGAGTGTAACGTCAGGACTTAACCCGGCCCGCAATGAACCAACTTGGACTTGCCAAATAACATTTCCTGTTGTAACTGATGTTCTCCAATAGATGTCCAAGGAAATCGTATCACCCACCCAATCATCGGGGAGATAGAAATGATCTTGCACCCATTGATTTTGACTTTGTGTAAATCTTGCAATGGCGTACAAAGATCCACCGGAACCTGGATTTGGACTTCCTGTTTCACCCGCTAAACCTATATAGGTATTCGATCCGTCATAAACAAAAGCTGCTGGAGCATAGGGGGCCACCAGTCTCAGGAAAAGAAAATCCTAATACAGCATTGCTGCCTTGAATAATTGCAGCTTTGTAAATGATTGGATAATTTCGATTGCCAATTGCGTTTTCTATGGTGTCAATGCGCCCGTCCGCTCGCACGTGAAGTTGGACGTTGACGTTGAATCCGCCATACGTACCGGCTGTCACACCAGTTGGAACCAGGGCTAACGTAGACCAATTTTTCATCAAGTCGCCGCCCGCCCGTATCAGTTTGGGTGACGACGTTTCCTAGATTGACTCCTAATGCAGCTTCGATGGCTTTAACTTCTGCGCAAATTTGGTTATGGTGGTAAGAGAAGATGTACGCTTTCACTTGTGCGGTCTGGGCGTGAGTTGTTGCTGACGTAAGAGCGTATCCACGAACACAGGACTCGAATACGTTGCCAGAAATAGTACCGACGTAAATGACTTCTGTGTCGATCTGCACTAGACAAGGGTATTTGAACACCGTACCATTGGTGACGGTAATTTGTGTCTGTACCGAATCAATCGGGAGTGCCAACGTACTAAAACCACGGTTGGCGGCAACCATCAATATGCTATCGGTTGCGACGGCGGATGGGAATACTGGAGTGTTAGGATTTGGCATCGGTGTCCTCTTGGATATTTATTTCGGTTGCAGTTGCATCAATTGCTGGCTCACCCTCTTGCAACGACTTTAGAGTATCCTGAAGAGACCCGTTCTTATTAAGATCCCTTGTAAGGCGAAGAAGATCCCCAGTCGTACCCACGAAGACAGCATTGTTTTGGGTGTTAATGGTATCTCCACCACTTTTCCCGCCGTTTTTCTCTATGTCGGATCTCTTGCCGTAAATGTCAATCAAGGCCAAAGCACTTTCTCTGGCTTCCTTTTGGGCAATGGCCGCTGCTTCGATGCTCTTGGAATCTTGTTTTTCCTTGGCAATATAATTGGCATCGTCTGTCAAATTGTTTCCCTTCACGATCAAATTGTGAAGTGTGCTCCGAACCGTGGCAAAATCATCATTGAAATCTCGCTCTGGGTTGCCGGAACTAATGACACCCGGAGGTAGGGCAGGCACGCCGCCAGCACCCGCAAGCACCAATTCTTTGCTTTCACCTTCGTCGATCATTGGTTGATCGATTCCCAAGATGGCGTCCAGTCTCTCCGAAATTTTTGGTTTCAATTCACTCATTACAATAACCGATATAAAATTGTTACTTCCACTTCTCCCTGTGTCGTTCCCGACAAATATCCGGCTCCATTAGAAGTGAAATAGGCCAAAACATCATGCGCACCCAAGGGCGTGCTATTATATTCACCACCCGAATCGTTATCCCTAAAATCAGCGTGAGTGACTTGCATTGTGGTCGGTGAACCGGTTACGGTCAATTCAAAATTGGGTGAATAGAATTGGTTGAATCCACCACCCGCTAATCCAACCGAAAGTGTCAATGAAGTCGCACCCGGAACTACAAAGTTGGTCAAAAGAAGGATCTTTACACCGTACACGATATACCCGGCTGGGATACCCAAAATCAAATTGGATTGGGTCGTTGCCATCGCCGTCAAATACTTGGTCGGTAATTGCTGCGAGATGAGCGCTTTGTGCGTGATCGTCTTTCGAGACGGAATTGTTGTTAAGTAGATCATTAGGGGAGGGGCCGAATCTGAACGGTAATCTCCACTTGGCCAGCACTTGCGGCATTGATCGATGCGCCGGTAGAAAGAAAATTAGCGTTTACGTCATGCGCCGTGGTTTGAAATTCCAAAAGTGGTGATGTAATCTGGACCGCCGCTGACTGCATAATGTTGTATGCTGGTGCATAATAAGCGGCTGAAGAATTGGGTCCAACAGAGCACGTCATAGTTGCCAAGCTTGGCCCAACAATTGCAACCTGTGGATTGATTTTTACAGCGCAAACCGCATACCCAGCAGGCATTCCAAATAAAAACGTAGATTGTGATCCCGTTGCCGAGTTGAAATCAAGTGGAGCCGGATTGCTCTGTATGAAAACAAACTTGTAGGTAATTACATTACTATCAGGGATTGTCTGAAAATTTGCCATGAAATTCCTCTTAGCTTGTTTCGAGTGTTGCTAGTGTCAATTCGCAAGATTGGAAAATTCCAGACTGCGCTTTGATAGTGTCTCCGGGCAACAAAGCAATCTTTCCGGCCAAAATACCGAGAGATTGGTTTGGAGGCACCGGAACTTGGAATGCAAGGCGAGTCACAGCGTTCGAGTTTGCGGCAGAAGTCCAGAGGACGGTGATTACATCGGCTCGACTGGTGACGTTGGCGACTTGAATGTTCAAGACGACGCTCGCATTTACAGTACCGGCTGTGTTGGATGATGGGCAAGTGTACAAAGTCGTTAACGAAATGTTAGATACTTGACCTGCATTGGTAAAAGTTTGTGGCATAGATTCCTCTAACTCAGCGCTACAATAAGCGCAATGGTTTGACTATTTATTTGGTCGAAAAACAAATTCGACAAGGTGATATCAGTTCTTAGTTCTCCGGGATTGTCGGTGAGCGTGAAATTGGTATCGAAATTGATGGTCGTTTCGGCGGGCAATGGAACACCAGCATTTTCGACCACCTGTACACCACCCGCCGACGAAAGAGCATCCAACTTGGTTTTATCGGTTGACGACATGAAACCGGCTGTGCCTTCCGTTGCATTCGCATGAGTATGAACCCAAGGCGCTAATGGAATGCCACCAACGGTTGATCCGTCATGGACAACAAGAGTCATTCCAGCTTGACCTGTCTGGCTACTAGTTCCCGTTGAAGCCGAAATGTTGATGTACACTTCGCCCTTTTCGGCGGTAAGTGTTGACAATTCTGAGGTAGTCAACCGTCTTTTTCTTAAAGCGATATTTGACATGTATGTTTCCCTGCCTGTATTTACACTATGGATTTAGGGTCAAAACCACACCAGCCGTCCGAGAAGGATCAGCATCGGAAGTGATTACAAGCACTACAGTTTGTTGACTTGTTCTGGTTCCAGCCTTATAAGTGAAATTTGTTCCTGATATTGTCAGAGTATCTATGGAAGCCGCACCTATGACAGTAAATCCGAAGATACCAGTCATGGAAATTGCAACAGAAAACTTCTGACTCTGACCCGAACTCAATGTGGCCGTTGTCGGTGACACTACAATAACCACGGAATTTTCTGTCTCTACCGTGTTTCCATATTCAACTGTCAATGCGGTGGAATCGACGGGATACGGAGTAGTTAGTGATGTTGGCAAGCTGGAAAGCACGCCACCAGGACCCACAACTTCATAATTGAGTTGAGAAGACAAATTAACCTTGGTCTGATTGGCAGGTGGGTACAGATAACCCTTCAACGTGAAACTGAGAGTGGATGTGAGAGTACGACGCTCTTTGAAATCGCCCGTCCAGGTATCTTCGTTTCGGACTCCATTCAAAACAATTGGAATATCCTTTTCCAAATTGAGTTCAGGCAAATCGTTGACCGTGATGGTGTAATCAGGGGTAAAGAACGGAAGAATTTGTTCCGTAATCATATAATTGTCTCCAATGGTCTTTGTCATCACATTGAGTTCAATCATGAAATTGTAAGGGACCGGGTTGTACTGCGCTTGCAACGCTGCATTATTGCCGGAAATGGTAGCCACAGTTCTTCCGAGACTGGTGAGTTTTCTGGACGAATCATATTGAACAGCGATGATCTCAAAACTCATTCTAGGCAAGAGCATTTCAACTTGATCGTCCACACCGGGCATTGGATCTTGAGTCTTGCGATAAAGCCACTTTTCCTTGGGGCCGTATGTCACGGGAACTTTGAGCGTCTGTGTGGCAGAGTCGGGTGACGTGCGCACAATATGAATGTTGTTAAACAAGCTGCCGAACGCTGCAATGTACTTGCGTGTATTTCCGAAATAGAAGGGACTGTTGGATAACATTACTGGAAGCTCCCATCTTGAAAGTCGCCTTCTTCAAAATTTGTTGGGCCACTATAGCCATCGGGTTCGCCAAACGGATTCGTTTCGTCGAAATCGATGTCGGTAATAACTTCCGTCTTTATTTCTGGGTTGTCTGCAATGGTGTCTTGCGAAACACTGTCCTGATTCTCGAAAATCTGAGAAACCCGGTCGATCTGGGGGATACCAGTTTGAATTGTTTCGCTGGAGTATGCAAACTTCTTCACAGAGATTCGCCACACGAATACTGCACCCAATTGATGAAAAGCGCTTTCATGATCGGCGAAAGTGATTTCAAAAATATCATTGGTCACTGGCAAATAAATCAGATCGCCTTCAAGTGGGCGTACTTCGTTGGCCGTGTATTGCGTCTGTTGCTCATTCACATAGTTCGTATTGGCTGTGAACTGAGTTTGCGGTATAGCGTTCGATCCGTCGTATCGAACTGCCTGCGTGAAACGACGGCGGGCGACGATGAAGCTGGTTTGATCCCGCATTTCTAAACCGAATTTGGAAAGAATGTCACGATCACCCTGAAAGCCACTAGGCTGATCGAAATACATCTCGATTGGGTAAACTTTGGTGAAGCTGGACATTGGGTCCTCACCCAAAATGGAATCGAAATCCACCAACGTGCGGGGAACGTAATAAACCGTCATTCCACATATCCGAATTGACTCAACAATCAAGTCTTCAACCAATCGCTGTTCATTTTTGGCATTGATGTTATTGAAATATTGACTTACTGTGCGACTCATTGTTTCGGCTCCAAGTGGTTGACATTTCTTGCCATATATGGTATTTAGCTAGTATGGACAAAACGAAATTAAGCAAATTCTTGTCGTATGTGTTGCGACACCGCCCGGACTCAATCGGCGTCGAAATGGATAGCAACGGATGGGTCAACATTGAGGAGCTTCTTTCCAAAGCAGACAACGGACTTACCCGAGAAATTCTGGAGGGGATCGTGGCCGAAGATACAAAGCAACGATATGCGGTCGCTGACGGACGCATTCGAGCCAATCAGGGCCACTCTGTAGAGGTTGACCTAAAACTGAAAAAGGCTATTCCCCCGGTTACGCTTTACCACGGCACTTATGCGGCAGTCGTAGATGCAATCAAAAAACAGGGATTGAAGAAGATGAAGCGCCATCACGTTCACCTTTCTGCCGACTACGAAACGGCTGTAAAAGTGGGCGCTCGACGTGGGAAGCCAGTCGTGTTGGAAATCGACACCCGTGACATGGTGAAACAAGGGGTTGCGTTTTTCATTTCCGAGAATGGCGTCTGGCTAACCGATTTTGTTGAACCAAAATTCATTCAGTTTCAACAAGTTACATCTACTTGACATTGCCTCTTGACAAGATACATCTAGTTTTGCTAGTATGTAGTCATGGCAAAGAAAACAACTTCAGCACACGCCGTTTGGACCGGACATCTGAGCTTCAGCCTGCTTTCGATTCCGGTCAAACTTTTCGCCGCAGCCCGAAACGCCGGTATCTCTTTCAATCAGGTTCACCTTTGCAAGGGACTCGCTCTCCCAGAGGGCCAAGAGGACACCCGACCCCTACAGGTCACCAAAACCAAACAACAGAATTTCTGTGGGACGTGCCAGTCGGTTGTCGCCTACGAACATCTCTCCAAAGGGTTTGAGATTGCCGACGACAAGTACGCCGTCATCGATCCTGCGGAACTGAAAAAGCTCGAACCGGAAAAGAGCAACACCATTACGATCACCGGCTTTGTTGCCATTGCCGAAATCGATCCGATCTACTTTGAGGCCAGCTATTTCGTCGCTCTCGATCCCAAGTCGCCTGCGGGCTGCAAACCCTATGAACTTCTCTTTCAGACCATGAAGGGCACCGGCAAAGCAGGCGTCGCCAAGTATATCAGCCGTGGCAAAGAATACAACGTCTTCGTGCGTCCCTACGGAAACGGCATTATGATCCACACAATGTTTGCTGACGCCGAAGTCCGCATGATCCCGGAATACACCACATTGCGTGACGACATTCAAATCTCCGATGCCGAAGTGAAGGGAACACGCATGTTGCTTGACGCCATGACCACAACATTCGACCCGACTTCGCTGGTGGACAACTATTCCGTAAAGGTCGAAGCGCTCATCGAATCCAAAAAAGACGGTGCGGTCCCTACCGGCGAAGCGAAGACGCCCCGCAGCGACGATGACCTAATGGCGCAGTTGTCCGCTTCGCTCTATGCGGCCAAGAACGCCAAGCAAACCAAAACCACGGAGCCGCAACCGGCCACCGAAACCAAAAGAAAGACAGTAAAAGTATGACCACAAAAGATCGTCTTCTTGAAATCGAACTACTCTTGACACACCCCAACTTGTGGTGGGCCGACAAAAAACGCCTGTGTCAAGAGAAACAAGCGATTCTCGTCAGCGAAGAAAAGATGTTATTTGCATGATGCGACGCAAAGACATTCTATTTTTACAGAAGTATGTTCGGACTCCGTTTGTTCAAGTTCCGTTTACCATTCTGTTTGTTCTCTTGTTTATTGCTTTGTTGAGCGGCTTAATTTGGTTCTGTAAGCCTTGGGTACTAGGAGGTTGATGAAAGTGAGAAACCAACTTTGGTACGAAGCGGTTCAAGTAGTCAAGCGTCGAGAGGACGGCTCTCTATGCGAATGGTATCCAGGAGACAAAGCTGGCACCCTTGCGGCTGCAAGAGATGAAGCAATAGGACTGGCAAAAGAATTTCCCAGCACTGAATACCAAGTCATCGAAATGAGACTGACTGAAATAGGCGTTCCAAAAATTGGTAAAGTGGGGGTCGTTTCGGCTCGACGTGAACTGTCGGAGGCGGCAAAATATCGGCGTAGCGCATCCGTTTCGTGAATTCAAATTTCCATCTACTTGACAAGTATGATATAATGGTACTAGGAGATTAGATGAAACTAAAAAATGAAACCATCTACAGTACCCGTGATCTAAAGCGTCTCTTCAGCCGAATCGCATCTCAAGAACTCGACCCGGAAAGAGCAAAACGAGTCACCTTCAAAGTGATCTATTCCCGCAAGGGGCGGCGCTTCGTCGAAAACGATTCCTACGGCTCTGGCCACAATGGATGGGCCTACGTCAATGGCACATTCGGTGTGATCCGTCTTCCCAAGCCACCTACACCCATCAACAAGCGGGCCTTGGCAATGGTTATCGCCCATGAAATGGGGCACTTACGGGGCTTACACCACGGAGCCGCCATGAATTGTCCCCGGTATAGCTGGCGGCACGACTACAGGACGTTCTACGCTTGGGCCGACGAATACCCGGTCACCATCAAAGAACCTCGTGTAGCGGCTCCCAAGGCCAAGAATGACGTATTGGCGGCGAAGCTGTGCCACACCCGCACAATGCTGGCCAGAAACATCGCAAAACAGAAGCGGGCGGCAACCCTGGTCAAGAAGTGGACCGTAAAAGTTCGATACTACCAAAAGAAAGTAGATACATCTAACTTGACAAATCAAACCAACTCTGGAAGAACGTTTCTAAACTAAAGTACTATTGACAGGCAGATACATCTACTGTAAGATTGAATCATGAGCAACCTGATTGTAGCCAAAACGATTTTAGAACAACTGGGCGGAAGCCGTTTCGTCGCCATGACGGGTTCCTACAACTTCGTAGGGACCGAAAACAGCCTGTCCATGCACTTGCGCCGGAACAAGCTGAACGCATCTTACTTGACCATCACGCTCACGCCTGCCGACACTTACACAATGACATTCACCAAGATTCGCAAGTTCGAGAAGCTTCTTTTCGTCAACGTGGTCGTTGCCGAATTCTCCGACGTGTACTGCGATCAGCTTGCAGAAATTTTCACCAGATGGACTGGCATGTACACCCACTTTTAAGGATTCACCATGAAAACCGAACACCAGAACAAAATTCTTACCGCCTACCAAGAGTCGGTGGACACCATCGTTCTCGATTTCATTCGGAAAGCTCTGGAAGCCAAAGCCGCCTACGTGAAGCTTCCGGCGCTGGGTGCTGACGGTGTTAGCTCTGTCATCGTCCGTGACAATAATGACATGGCCAGCATCGCCGCCTGCTACTACCATGCCGCTGATGCCCTGGTCGGCCCATTCCGCCTTCGTGAGCTTCTGGAAGCCAACGGCATTTCTCAAGAGCAATTCAAAAATGTACATTAAATTCGAGGTAATCAAACGCAACGCCGTTCGAGAGTTCTATAACAAGTTCGGCGGAAACAACCAAGGGTTAATTGGACTCGGTGATATAGCTCCATTTCTTGCATTGCTTGAGCAAGTTCACACCGGCCAGCCTGCCCGCAAAGTACTGGAGACTTGGGCCGACTACGGATGCAGGCTCATTGATAACTGGGACGTTCGCATGGTCGGAAAATTGATAGAACTTTTTCCGTCGTGTGTGCCCAAGCACTGGCATGGTAAACAGCTAATAGCTGACTATAACGATGGTGGTGACTGGATTGTAGGCTTTGCCGAGCCGTCACACGCCGTCAAATCCGCTCTACGCTACTTTGAAAGGATCACCATGTTGAAGTTTAAAATCGACGGATCAATGGCAAATGTGATGGAGAGTCGCATTCAGCCGCCTTTGTGTAATGTAGTCACTTTGCCGGTTCTAGTGAACGGTGAAGACACGGGGATCTCAATTTACGTTTCTTCCAGCGCATTCAGCGCAGCGAAGAGAAATTCCGCTACAATCAAAGCTCTGGTGGCGGCGCTACTCAAAGTTGCTGATCTGGAAGGCTAGTAGTCAAGATTAAAGTTCGGCTTGTACTTTTCCGGCTTGTTTTTCTTTGGAACAATGACGGACCTTCCTTTCGGCTGGCCGACCCGTTCTCTAGCCATCGCTTTGACGGCTGCGTTCATGTCGTACTTCTTCTTGAACTTCTTGGCTTCACCCAATGTAGATGCGGCGCTCACGCCCTGTAAGAAATGCGACTTCATGTGTTCGTACTGCTTTGCGTCCTTCGGCCCAATCTGCATCAAGTGGTGATGAAACTCCGGCGCTGCGGTTGCTTCATTGCCGTGTAACCGGTGAAGCTCTTGCTGGCGAGTAAAGCCACGGTCGTAGGCTTTCTTGAAAGAACCCGTTCTCTCAGCTTCGCCCAGTTCATCCAACACTTCCTTGCCGTCCGTCTTGCTGCACAAACCAGCCTTCTGGAGTTCATCGGGAGACGGGTCCTCATCTTCGATTTGGAGTTTCTTTTTGATTCGGGTCCAGACACTTCCTTTCTGATTGATAGGATTGTGCTTTAGTCCCACACGCTCTGTCATTCCGACTAGGTTATCTTGACCAGCTTGGAAGTCCTCTGCATCGCCTTCGGCTGCAAACGCACCCGGCGCAGAAACGTGGCAGGATTCGGGATGCTTTTTGCCGCAGATGTCACAATGCGTGGTGTCCAGCTTTTCAAATGCCGCCGCTTCCTTCAACACACCCGACAGGAGTTTCAGGTTGGCCGGAGCCGTTTCGACAATTCGTTCTTTCTTCATGGTCTTTTTCTGAACCTCGTCTAAGTGCGACCGGAGCGTCGCTGCCTTCATGCCGTTTTGTCCATTGATTTGAAATGAACCATCGGCCAATTGATATTTGACCTGGAAACCCGATTCATTCACGTAGACACCGCCCTTGTTCCGAACGAACCCATGTTCCTTCAGGAGATTTTTGATTTGCTGGTGATCCGGGTTCTTTTGCTCTTGAACGGATTTGTTGTCCTTCAACATTTTGTCGGCATCAGCCGGAGAGTGAGCAAACGTATTCTTGTTGATTGCAGGCTTGTATAGCGCAAACGAATTGCGGCCACCTTCATGGCGAGTCGTTACATGACCGTGCTGCGGATGCGTGTAAAAGTGCCACGTCCCGTTGCTACTCAAGCCAGAATGCTCATGGTTAAATCCGTGCGCTCTGAGAACAGAGTGGTAGGGATGCTCCGCATGCGATGCAGGCTTCTCCAATTCGTTAATTGAATTCGATCTCATTTCTTCGTCATACGTTAGTCCTGGAGTATGCGTATCATCAGCATTTCCCCAATCACCACGATTATATCCTCTATCGTTTGCAAAACGAGCGAATACCTTACCAGTCATTGTGCGATCAGCAGCATTTTTATTGGTAGAAGTATATTTATCAAACACGTAAGTATTTATAAATACAGGCAGTGAAGACGCAGTAACGTCTTCACTAACCCTAAACAAATGCACTTGAGACCAAGTACAAATGCCTGTCGATAATTTAGCAATTTACCACATACGTTGTAAAACGAACGGAAAATTTTACGTCGGCTCAACGAAGAACGTTCATATTCGATGGGCGGCACACAAAAAGGCTTTGGATAAAGGATCGCATCATTGCAAACATCTTCAAAATGCATGGAATCTTTACGGGGCCGCTGAATTTGATTTTATAATAATTAAGCAATCAAACACTACTCAACAACTTCTTGAGATAGAACAAAAATGGATTGACAAATACTGGGGAACAGGTATGTTGTACAACGCCTGTCCAGTGGCCGGAACAACAGCGGGGTTAAAACGGTCTCCACTTTCCATAGCCTCAAAAAAGAAAATATCAGAAGCAAGAAAAGGAAAAGGTCTCGGAAATAAGAATGGATGTGGCAACGTTCCCTGGAATAAGGGGAAAACAAATGTCTACACCAAAGAGACTTTACAAGTGATGTCTACCAACCTTAAAGGCAAGCCAGCATGGAATAAAGGATTGAAACTTGGTGCCCAAATTTCATTCAAGGTTTGTGACACATGTAAACAAAAATTTGAAGCTCGCTCTGGTAATAGAAAGCGCTGCTCAAAATGCTGTATTTGCAAAAATTGCGATATACAACTTCCTAATGCTTCTCATGCTTTCTGCTCTAAATCGTGTGCTACGAAATATAGATACGTTACTTACCCAAATCCATTTTCATTGTGCTATTGAGCTTGAACTGATGTGCTGCCATTCCGGGTGTAACATGACCTTCCCGGCGACAAGTTTTGCAACCGTTGGCATTGTGTGATCCGGCTTCATGCCCACAGAAACAAATGCGATGATCTTTTTCGGTGACGATTGCCTCATTCATTTTGTAATGCGGGCGAATATGCTCATACTTCTTTTCCGCTGCCGTCAACTTTGGTGCTTCCATTCCTTTGGGCACGCCATAGTGATACGACAAGCTCTTATGAAGTGCTGTTTTAGAACGACCGAAACTCGGTGCCATGATACCGTTTGATTGTTCATGACGATGTAGGAAATGATAACCCTTTGATTTCTGTCCGCCGTGCCCGACAGTTGGATCATGTTCTTGCGTCACGATCACATGACTCTTGCCATGATTCGGGTGCGTGTAATAGTGTTCCGTATCGTCGGCTCTTGGGTTGTCTTTAGCGAACGGGTTTTGCTTGTGCGCCGTCGAAACATGCTGCCAGCCATGCTGGGTCAAAAGATGATGAAATGGATTTTGAGCGGGATCTGAAAATTTCTTGTGCTCTTCGACACCTTCTTTCATCGAAGCCAAATGCTGATCCAATCCAGCCGGTGTCTTTCCATATTTTTGTCCGTGAATAAAAGAAAATTTGCCGCCTTTTTCATGGACAGTGAAGTTCTTGCCATTGGCATGTGAATAGTAATGGATTTTGCTGCCGCCACCGTAGAATCCGCCAGCACCCGTTTTCGGATCGGACGTAGGAGTGGTATGATCGCCTGTCTTATGATAGCCGTGCTTTTTCGCTACCCAATCATAATCATGAAAGGTACCGGCTTCGGTTAGATGGCTAGAATCCTCACGCAAAAATTGAGAGAATGTCTGCATAAGTTATACGTGGGTATGTTTCAATCTAGTTTCTAGTTCATGTGCTGTAGTTCCATTATGGTACAACGGTTCATCTGAATGCTTACTAAAAGTCCGATGTGTATAATGATGGTACAGCTTGCCGTCCTTCGTCTTCGGCTCCGACATCAACTGGAGGGTGTGTCCGTAACCTGGATGATGATATTCGTGAACTGTATCGGGTCTCGCTCCCTCATTATGATGGGTACTCTTTTGGTGACCATACCCATGTGAAATTGCAATTTTATGCAAAGGATGTTCCGAAGCTAATGGTCCTTTAGCTTCTACTAACAAACTATTGGACCATTTGTCTCGGGTATGAATGGTTGGTTGCGGCATGGATTGTTCCATGATGCCACGAACATTCACACGTGTCGAAATGTAATCGACAGCGGCCTGTAGGGTCGGATCAATGGTTTCTTTTACATGTAGTTTAAGATCATCTTTATGATAATAATTTCCCTGAGGACAAGGACCCACGGCGTGCTTCTTGTTGCAAAAATCACACTTCTCTTGAAAATTGTCAGCCTGAAGTTCCTTTGAACTTTCGTTTTCCTTTATTCCAAACGGATTATTCAAATTCGCACCAAGTGCGTGGCCTGCACCGTTTTTGAAATGACGTTGAGCGTCTAATTTCGTTTGGAGTGAACTGTCTGCATGATGGTCACGCAAATGTTTTGTCGATGCAACATGAACCATTTGTGCCGGATGTTCCGGGTCTGTTGTACGGTTCTTGTGATAATGAAGACGAGTCCACAAACCATTCTGACCAAATTGTTTTGACAGTTTCTTGCCATACTCTTGACCTGCCTTATGAGACGGGTGGCTTGGGTCCCATGCAGTAGATTTGTTGCCGTGCTTATCGGTTGTTTCCGCTTCTTTAACTTCTCCTTTAACTTCTCCCTTACTCCTAATTGATCCCTTAGGATCTTCAGGCAACTTGTGTTGATGAATCGTAACGGTCGTCGCTCCCGCCCCGGCACCGCCCGTTACCGTAACATTTCCTGCCGTATACGCATCCGTAGAAGTCTCTGTAGAAGTCTTAGTTGGGCTACGAACATCAGATGATGTTGATGTCTTTGCTGCTTTTGCGCCAGCGGCCTTTTCAGCTTCTTTTACTTCTCCATGCTTGTGGGTGCTGAAACCTTTGGGCCCGTACTTTTTACGGCCAATGGAAGCAGCCAGTGCGCCCGGATCGGTAACTCCCTTTTCATTAGAAAGCTTATTTTTCAACTTGTCAAAACCAACGTACTTCTCATCGACGTTTTGAAGATGATGGACAAGCTCATGCGGATTGGAGCCGGATTTCCGAGTGCCATTCTTGTGAGTGTGATACCAACCCATTCCGCTTTTTGCAATATGCACACGGAGACGATGGCCTTCTGGATGTTTCAAATCGAAACTGGTACCCAGCTTGCCGTGTGTTGGTGTGCCGTTCAATTCAAATCCGTTGTGTTTTGCAGCCCTGATTGAGTTGGTTACGTCATCCTCAAAAAGCTGATACTCGGCTTCGGTCATTGATTCGGCTGATTCTCTTACAGACTTTGGCTTTGGTAAATGTGCAGAGGAAAATCTGCAATTCTTGGAATGATCGTCGCCTTTGCATTGAGTCGTGCAGCCTTCATATGCGGGTCCTTCAGATTCTCCCTTTGGCTTTGGTAAATGTGCAGAGGAAAATCTGCAATTCTTGGAATGATCGTCGCCTTTGCATTGAGTCGTGCAGCCTTCATATGCGGGTCCTTCAGATTCTCCAATTGGTTCACCTTTATCAACATGGTTCTTGTTGAAAATTGCTTTTGCACCGGTTGCCGGTGTCAACGGAGCGCCAATTTCAGATCCGGGAGGATACGCCGGAGAAGGACCCCATGAACCAACTTTTGTCGGATTGGGCTGCTCTTCCTGTGCGTCTTTTTTGGTGACGTTCTCTTTTTGACGTTCGCCGGAATCACCCGACAGGCTATTAACGGCTTCCAAGGATTGTCCAAAAGACGGATTTTGCACCATTTGCTCTTCGTCGGCGTCTTTTTTGATGACGTTCTGATGCTGCATAGAAGCGGCATCATCTTCCTTTATGCGCTTAATTTCGCCATAGCCCATACTCTTTGGGTGACAAACCGGGCAGAATTTGTGGGTGGTGTTACCCTTGCGAACTTCCTTCATCTGACGACCGCACTCTTGGCAATGCCTTTCCTGAAGGATTTGCTCTGTAAGGGCCTTGGCGGTTGCATAGGCGGTTCCCTGCGCTAATTTGATGCCAAGGGATTGACGGCTCCGCAATACAGAGTTGTAGGTTTCGTGAACCTGCTTCTGGCTCTCTGGAGAGAGATTTTCGTATCCTGGAAGTTGGCGAAAATCACCACTCTCAGGCTGTTCCAATGTTGTTCTAAAAATCTGCATAGTGCTCCCAAATGGTAATCTTGACAGATATTTAGAGAATTAGGTTACCCCATTATAAAATCGATAGGCAATTGAAATTCGTCATGGACCTTCTGTTCCAACTTATCGATGTTATCTAACGCCTTTTGATAGATTTCCGCCCCATTTAGCGTCACATTTCCAAGAAGAACGACGCCATTGTGCTTCATTAGATTCTCGCCCCATTGCCGCCTAATCAACTCAGTAGCATAGGCTTTGAGCCAAAGGTCGTTGTAGATGTCCGGGTATTGATCGGGATCGAGGATACGGAAGCATTCGATGATGATGTAAGAACCAACTGTCTTGTCTTTCCACATCCAATTGATGAACAACTGTTGTTGATGGCGCTCGAACTGAATGCTATAATCCACGTTGAATTCAAAATCCAAAAGGGCCAAATGCTTCATCATGATATCGTAGTGAACAATCGACGTACTGGTGAAAGTGTAGAGATCGTTCAACCGCATTTGATACTGAACGTCGAAGAATCCCATGTTCTGGTTTGAATAGAAACATGGAATAATTCTGGTGATGGAGATCACAGGCGGCGGAATAGAGATGTAAGTGTTGTTTATGTCCTGCGCCGTCAACTGATGGGCCAAGTAAACCTTTTCTACCCCATCGAAATGATAGTTCTGGAAAAACAGAAATGCATCATCAATTCTGTCGTTTATTTGATCTGGGTCCAAGTTTTGCGCCACCTGAATGACAGGTTCTCCGAGACGCCGGAGGCAATAGTCAATGAGTGTTTGTCGTGTATTAGGTATTGCCATTGATAACCTTCGTAATACTACATCTCATTGTTCTAATGATACTTCTACGTCGAATACATGCTCTAGCTGTACTGTGTGGAAGTTGATTTAAATCACACCATTTCGCTAAATCATCAATATTTTCAACTCTACCGTCGAGATATTTAACAACATAAACGCCTGCTCGGGAGTTGTTCTTACCTTTCCGTTCTTTAGACCAAATCTGTTTGGTCTCGGCAGAAACGAATCTTCCAAACATCGGATTGCCTGATCCCGACATTCGCCGACGCAACGAGATTATGTGATCTTCTGAGTGTCTATATCCCTTAGCGCCGTCACCACCATGTGTCAAGTTGTAGCCCCACACGTTGCTATTCATTTGCAGAATGAAATGTGGCTCCATGACATTCAAAGTGTACGCCTTATCGTGGCCCTCATATAACTCACTGACCATAAATTGATCGACACCATACTTTCTGATGGCGGAATGCAGCGCCCATCCTTTCTTGTTTCTTGCATCATTACAATGTGATCTCCACCGGCTTAACACACTTCGTTGGGTGAATCCAACATATTTCTTGTCATTCACAAGATTCGTCACTAAGTAAATTCTGTATGTCACACACGTATTTAGATCCACATTGGATTGTTGTTCAACCCAAATATTGCCAATCCCCGCTTTTTCAAAGCAGCAACCAGTTCTGCCGTCAAGCTAATGTTCAGTGTATCGTCCGCCCGCACGTAGAGAGTGAAAATAAGCGCTGTCATTTCTTCTACCGAGAGATTCAAGTTTTCGGAAGCATTCACCCGTATCAAGAGGGCAAAAGCTTCATCCAACGACAAATTCAAGTCGTCTGATGCGGACACCAAATTGAGGGTACCACCTCTCACACTTTCCCGAATGGACAAGTCAAGCACGTCACTCGCCGACAACAAAACGTCAATGAGCGTGGCTTCAGATAATGCCAACCGAAGAGTATCTGATCCGGTAAAATGTACCCCAATTTCTTTGGATTCACTTATGGAAACATCCAAATTGTCAGATGACGTAACCTTGACCAAAACAATTTCAGATTCACTAATTTGCAAATCCAACGTGTCGCTGGCAGCACCCGACTTCACAATGTTTGCCACACCCGACATGGTTCGAGTGGTTGCCGCCAAAATGTCGGCGGTTCCAGTCAAACTGTGTGGCGTTGCAATTTGAATCCTAGCAACACCCGACATGGTTTGGGCGTGGCGAGTCATGATGCGGGCAACGCCTGTGAGTGTGCGGATGGTGCTGTTCAAAATGACAGCAATACCCGACATGGTTTTGGCCGTTGAGACGGTGATTCTAGAAACGCCAGTCTGTTCTTGATCGGTTACAATCCGAATCCGAGCTTTACCAGTTTGTGTATGATCGGTTGTGACCCAAATTCTTGAAAGACCCGTTATATGTTGATCGGTGCTTACAGTAATGCGGGAGACGCCTGTGAGCGTATAGGTGCTATTCTTTTGAATGACACCAACACCCGACATGGTTTGGGTTGTTGTAACGGCGATTCTTGAGCGACCCGTCAGGGATTGAATCGTGTTGTTATTGACGTTCGCTACGCCGATTTGCGGCTGAATGCTGATGACCCGAATTCTTGAAACACCGGCTTGCGTCTGGTCGGTTGTGATTTGAATTCTGGCCGCACCATCCAAAGTTTGAACCGTGTTATTATTGATGTTTGCAACACCAGATTGTGTTTGCTGAGCAATGCCGGGTACTACAATTCTTGCAATACCAACTTGAGTTTGCGTGGTTACAATCTGAATTCTTGAAACACCAGCTTGCGTCTGAGTGGAGACGACCTGGATTCTTGTTACACCAGTTTGCGTCTGATCGGTTGTGCCCTGGATTCTTGAAACGCCCGTTAGAGTTCGAGACGTATTGTTATTGACGTTCGCTACACCACTCTGAATTTGGCCGGTTGTGACCTGGATTCTTGAGAGACCCGTCAGGGATTGAATCGTATTGTTATTGACGTTCGCAATGCCCTGCAACACTTGCTGGGTTGACGTTGTAATGCGAGCCACACCTGTCGTCGTTTGGGACGTGTTTTTGTTAATATTCGCTACGCCGATTTGAGTTTGATCGGTCGTGACATGGATTCTGGATATGCCACTTTGTGTCTGGTCAGTAGCAACTCGGATTCTGGACAAACCGTCTAAAGTTTGTTGTGTCGAAATTTCAATTCTTGCAACACCAGTTAGGAATTGAACTGTATTGTTGTTGATATTCGCAACACCACTTTGTGTATGCGTGGTGGCTTCTTTAATTCTTGAAACGCCCGTCTGCGTTTGGCCCGTGACAACTTGGATTCTCGAAAGTCCACTTTGCGTCTGGGTGGTGGTGATCTGTATTCTTGCAACACCAATTTGTGTCTGCGTAGTTGCTTCTCGAATTCTTGAAACGCCCGTTAGAGTTCGGGTTGTATTGTTATTGACATTCGCAACACCACTCTGTGTATGCGTGGTGGAAACTTGGATTCTTGAAAGACCCGTTATCGGTTGATCGGTGCTTATTTGAATTCTAGACTGACCGGTTATAGGTTGAGACGTGCTCGAACTGATGCGAGCCAAACCATTGATTATCTGATCGGTTGTGATCTGTATTCTCGAAACACCGCTCAAAGTCTGAACAGTCGTAGCCAAAATGTCGGCCACACCGCTCATCGTTCGGACAGTTGCTTTTTGAATACGAGCAACACCATTCATGGTCTGAATAGCACTGACACCGATTCTAGAAACACCCAATTGAGTCTGTTCGGTTGTACCAAAAATATTGGCGACGCCAGACAATGCTCGTTGGGTTGACGTTGCGATGTGAGCCACGCCCGCCATCGTTCGAGACGTGTTATTGTTGATGTTCGCTACGCCGGGTTGAGTTTGATCGGTCGTAGCTAAAATGTCAGCCGCACCCGACATGGTTTGGTCGGTTGCTACTTGGATTCTTGAGACGCCAAGTTGAGTGTGGGCGGTAACAACTTGGATTCTCGATTCGCCTGTTTGCGTCTGATCGGTTTTAACCTGAATTCTTGCAACACCAGTCAGGAATTGAACTGTATTGTTGTTGATATTCGCTACACCACTTTGTGTCTTTGTGGTTGGTTCTTGAATTCTCGAAACGCCTGTTAAAGTGTGAACAGTTGTGACCTGGATTCTTGAAACGCCCGTCTGCGTCTGATCGGTTTTGACCTGAATTCTTGAAACACCGCTCAAAGTCTGAACAGTCGCTACCTGAATTCTCGAAACGCCCGTTAGAGTTCGGGTCGTATTATTTTTGATGTTCGCAACACCAGCTTGTGTATGCGTGGTGGTGACATCAATTCGAGATACACCACCCATCGTCTGGACGGTTGTTACCTGAATTCTTGAAACGCCCGTGAGAGTGTGAACGGTTGTGATCTGAATTCTTGAAACGCCTGTGAGAGTTTGGGCCGTCGAAACCTGAATTCTTGCGTGTCCCGTTAGAGTTCGGGTTGTATTGTTGTTGATATTCGCAACACCACTTTGTGTATGCGAAGTGACAACTTGGATTCTTGAAACGCCCGTGAGAGTGTGAACGGTTGTGATCTGAATTCTTGAAACGCCCGTTAAAGTTTTAGGTGTCGTGACCTGGATTCTGGATAAACCACCGAGGGTTCGTGGGGTCGTTACCTGAATTCTCGAAACACCCGTTAGAGTTCGGGTCGTATTATTTTTGATGTTTGCAACACCAGTTTGCGTCCGGGTGGTTGCGACTTGGATTCTCGAAATGCCTGTCAGAGTGCGAACAGTCGTGATCTGAATTCGAGCAACACCATTTTGTGTGTGCGTAGTGACAACTTGGATTCTTGAAACACCGCTCAAAGTCTGAACAGTCGCTACTTGGATTCTTGCAACGCCCGTTAGAGTTCGGGTCGTATTGTTTTTGATGTTTGCTACGCCTGTTTGCGTCTTTGTGGTTGCTACCTGGATTCTTGAAACGCCCGTTAGAGTTTTGGGTGTCGTTACCTGGATTCTGGAGACACCTGTTAAAGTGTGGTCGGTTGTGACCTGGATTCTCGATACGCCTGTAAGAGTGTGAACAGTCGCTACTTGGATTCTTGCAACGCCCGTTAGAGTTCGGGTCGTATTGTTTTTGATGTTTGCTACACCCGTTTGCGTCCGGGTGGTTGATACTTGAATTCTTGCAACACCTGTTAAAGTGTGGTCGGTTGTGACCTGTATTCTTGAAACACCCGTGAGAGTATGAACAGTCGTGACCTGGATTCGGGATTTTCCAGCCTGCGTCTGATTTGTTACGACCTGAATTCTTGCAACGCCCGTTAGAGTTTTGGGTGTCGTTACCTGGATTCTGGAGACACCTGTTAAAGTGTGGTCGGTTGTGACCTGGATTCTCGATACGCCTGTAAGAGTGTGAACAGTCGCTACTTGGATTCTTGCAACGCCCGTTAGAGTTCGGGTCGTATTGTTTTTGATGTTTGCTACACCCGTTTGCGTCCGGGTGGTTGATACTTGAATTCTTGCAACACCTGTTAAAGTGTGGTCGGTTGTGACCTGTATTCTTGAAACACCCGTGAGAGTATGAACAGTCGTGACCTGGATTCGGGATTTTCCAGCCTGCGTCTGATTTGTTACGACCTGAATTCTTGCAACGCCCGTTAGAGTTTTGGGTGTCGTTACCTGGATTCTGGAGACACCTGTTAAAGTGTGGTCGGTTGTGACCTGGATTCTCGATACGCCTGTAAGAGTGTGAACAGTCGCTACTTGGATTCTTGCAACGCCCGTTAGAGTTCGGGTCGTATTGTTTTTGATGTTTGCTACACCCGTTTGCGTCCGGGTGGTTGATACTTGAATTCTTGCAACACCTGTTAAAGTGTGGTCGGTTGTGACCTGTATTCTTGAAACACCCGTGAGAGTATGAACAGTCGTGACCTGGATTCGGGATTTTCCAGCCTGCGTCTGATTTGTTACGACCTGAATTCTTGCAACGCCCGTTAGAGTTTTGGGTGTCGTTACCTGGATTCTGGAGACACCTGTTAAAGTGTGGTCGGTTGTGACCTGGATTCTCGATACGCCTGTAAGAGTGTGAACAGTCGCTACTTGGATTCTTGCAACGCCCGTTAGAGTTCGGGTCGTATTGTTTTTGATGTTTGCTACACCCGTTTGCGTCCGGGTGGTTGATACTTGAATTCTTGCAACACCTGTTAAAGTGTGGTCGGTTGTGACCTGTATTCTTGAAACACCCGTGAGAGTATGAACAGTCGTGACCTGGATTCGGGATTTTCCAGCCTGCGTCTGATTTGTTACGACCTGAATTCTTGCAACGCCCGTTAGAGTTCGGGTCGTATTGTTTTTGATGTTTGCAACACCACTTTGTGTCTTTGTGGTTGCTACTTGAATTCTTGCAACGCCTGTTAAAGTGTGAACAGTCGCTACTTGAATTCTTGAGACGCCTGTTAGAGTTCGGGTCGTATTATTTTTGATGTTCGCTACGCCTGTTTGCGTCTTTGTGGTTGCTATCTGGATTCTTGAAACGCCCGTTAAGGTTTGATTGGTCGTAACACCAGAAGTTATTGCAAAAACTGCATTCTGTCCAGCCCAAGGCAAACCAGTTCCTGAAAAATTCCAAGTTGGATTTTGTGCAGACGCAAACGTTAAACGGGTATAACCAATAGCACCGCCAATAACACCACCGGGCGCACCTAATGCTGGATCAAGCTGGCCTATTTTATAACCAGAGGGTAATCCCACAACCTCTTGAGAGTTATTGACGTAAGCCAAACCGGAAATTACTAACGACGTACTTTCGGCTGGTGTAATGCTTCCTGGTTGGGCGTCTCCAGTTCCATTTGTTCCGGTACTGCCGTCAAATGTGATCGTAATACCAGGACTGCCGAATGCTAAAACCTGTAAAGAACCAAAAGCAATTCCTGTCGAGGTGAAAGTATGTCCGCTTCCTACTGTGGGGTTCAGACAATAATAAAGTCGTTCTGTCGCAGTTGATCCATTTTGCTGGGTTAGCGCCGTCCAGGTATTACTATTTGAATCGCTTATCGTGCCTAACGTGCCACTGTAAGCCGATTGGTTGATTACAATTAAGGTTGCGCCTGTTGTGGTTATTCCACTAGTCGTAACAGTGGCATTTCCCTCTACGTTAGCCGAAGCGATGAGCGCAGGAATGGAAGGGACTATTGCTGTACCATAAATAAAAACTGCGTTAGTGACGCCATAATTGGCAGTGCTGGAAAGTGTCCATGTAGGATTTTCCGCTGTTGCGGTAGTCTGAATTAAGTAGGCCAGCGACCCAGCGATAACACTACCGGGATTGTCCGTATCTGTGATAGTAAAACCAGAATCAACACCAGTTAAGGAAACTGTGTTGCGAAAAGTCAATGCCGAAATAACTAACGAATTCGCATTGGTAGGTGTGACTGATCCACCATTTGCCGTCGAAGCACTCCCCGTCGCTTCTGCCGAAACATCGAGTGGAGCAAGTTGAGTTATACCACTAAAAGCAGCAACTTCAAGAGAGCTATAATAACCATCTGTGATAGTAAAAGTATGTCCGCTCCCTACAGTAGGATTGGAACAGTAAAATAGACGGCCCGCTGTGTCTGAAATAAACTGTAAAGGTAGCGCAGTCCAAGTATTACCAAATGAGTCTGTAAGCTGACCAGTGGCGGCAGAGTTGTAATATGTTGTATTAGCAACAAGAAGGGTAGCGCCAGTGGTATCAATAGCACTGGTTGTAAAATTATTACCAGAAAAAGCGGAATTGGCACTCGTATGAGCGACGAGAGTTATAAATTGAATATTCGCAACACCAGTTTGGGTTTGAACCGTATTGTTTTTGATGTTCGCTGTGCCGGTTTGTGTTTGAACCGTATTGTTTTTGATGTTTGCAAGACCATTTTGCGTATGCTGGGTTTTAATCTGAATTCTGGACTTACCAGTTTGCGTGTGACAGGTGGGTAACGTTAGAGTAGTAGAAATTTTATCAAAGAAGAGCCATTGTGAAGTACTGTCTCTATATTCACCAACATCAAAGAAAACGAAATTTCTAGATAAAAAATTGTTTCTATTCGTTGTTGTTATCGATGAACCAGCGAGTGGCCCCACGAAAAAGCCGGAAGAGACAGTGCCAAGAGGACCGATGGGGGTTCCACCAACGGTCGCTACTTGAATATTTGCAACACCAGTTAAGGATTGAACTGTATTGTTTTTGATGGCCGCAACACCACTTTGCGTATGCTGGGTTTTAATCTGAATTCTGGACTTACCAGTTTGCGTATGCTTGGTTACGACCCAAATTCTTCCGACACCTGTTTGAGTTTTAGGTCTCGTGATCCAAATTCTTCCGACGCCCAATAGAGTCTGATCGGTCATCGTTGCCGCTTTGAAAGACGCACCAGCGCAGGCGTAATAATCAGCAACGCCGCCATCACTCCAGGTCGGATTGAGGTTTGAGTGGGACGTTTGGACGACATACGCCATACCCACGCTAAAATTATTCGACGCACTATAGGCAACTGTGTCCGTGACGGACATACCAGAGCACAGTGCCGCATTACCGGACGGCCCGAGGGCACAAGCAGAAACTAATAACTCATTATCAATTCCAGCGCCAATACTGCCCGGTTGAAATGTGGTGACACTAGAAGAAGCACCAGCGCTGAGGTATGAGTCAATTATACCGCCCGACCACGCTGCGCCACTGAATGCTTGCACAGCAATGCTGGGATATGATCCAGTGACAGTAAAAGTATGAGATGTGTCAACTGTCGGGGCTGGACAGTACCACATTGTGATTCTGGTCTGACCAGAACCCGTTGAGACAGCGGTAGTAAGTTGTGCCCAACTATTCGACTTACTATCACTGACTGTGGGAGCACCTACATCGTTATAGCTTGCAACGGAAATAACAATCAGATTTGCGCCGGTTGTGTTTATTGCGGCTGTGGTAGTGCCAGTGGCCCCGCTACCTGTGAGTGACGCAACATGAGCAACTAATACGATTGCCATTAGAGCGCCGCCGAGAGCTTGTTAGATTGGGATGTGAGAAGAGGCAACATTGTATTGTTTTTGTGCTCATTGTATTGAGACACTAATCGTATTTTATGGGATGATTGTTGGGTACCCAGTAGATACCAGGAGCGGCCCGCCACCCGCTGTACTGTTCAATGTGAAATCGCCTGTTGACCGATTTGTGAACGGATCAGCCGTTAAAATGATTTCTCCGACGCCGTTGCTAGGAAACAGGCCGGTATATTTTCCGCTGGTGTTATTGCGAAATGCATTGTTGACTAGAAGTGTTTGCCAACCTGCTCCCGATACAACATTAATTCCATATCCACCGTTTGAATCCCAAATGTTGTTTATCGAAATCAATGGGCCGTTATTCGTTTGGGAAACATAATAACCGTCGCTCACATTGTCAATGATTGCAGAATTGAGAATGGAAAATTGGCTATTATCACTTGAATTCCATCGCACGCCATATGTCCCATTTGCTCGAATGACACTATGACTAATCAAGAACTGCCCCGACTGCCCGTCCACCAGTTCTACGCCTATCGTAGTGTTATTATGAATGTGTGACGCTATGATTGATGATATTCCGCAGTTGATTAAGCCGATATTGTTATTGTTGATTTCACAACCGATCAAAGACAATCTAGGGTAAGTGTAATCAACGTTGTAATTTCCGTTCACACCGGCTGCAAATCCTGTAAATTGACAATTGACGAAACAAATATCATAGCCATTGTACAAAGCATGAACACCATCGCCCGGTGTACCTGCCGTGGATGAAAACTCAAAATTATCCATGCGGATGTTGGTGCAGTTGTAATGGTTGATGAGGTTGATTGAATTTGTGGATGTTGTCCACACTACTCGAACACTATCGCCTCTTGTGGTTCCGTAGCCGATGAAAGTCGTCACATGACCAACAATTGATGAGCCAATTACTTGTGTGGTGGTTGTGACATAGTTGCCAGTGTTCTTCACATAGCAAGTATTCCCCGGCAAACCACTAATACTAGTGCCGATATTTATTATGAATTGCGAAATGGTTGCGAGCGCCCCACCGATGTTTAGAACTAATCCGGTTCCACTGGTGGTGGCACGTTCCACAACCACATTAGCGGAGTCAGTGAACGCTGTAACTTCATACCATTGAGTATCGAAGTAGACGATGTTCCCAACAATGGCTGATGTGAAGGAAGCCGTGGCGCTGTTGATCGTGGTTGATCCTGTGCCCACTCCGTCAGTTGTGCTTTTGTTATTGCCAGTTGAGTTTGGGGCATTTTGTTGGCTGTAATCTGTGCCTGCGCCTGCTATAGCAGGATCAAAAGCGCCGCCTGCGGTATCACTACCTATTGTCGGTCGAACTTCCCAAATTGTTGTAACTGGCAATGACATTGTATTGTGGGCAAGTCATTGAATTGACTGGCAAGAGTATTTAGATGTTGACCGGTGACGCTGAATTGGTCGCCGGGTGCTATGGAGGAGGATCTAGGCGGTGGCGATGATGTGTTGGTAGTTTTTGCCGTCTACCGTGGTTTGCCAGCCGATGTGGAAGGAAGTGTCGATACCCTGTGGTTCGAGCGTGCCCACGTGAAAATGACGACGCACTTGTCGAAAATAGATCAAGCGAAATTTCGTCTCTCTGGGAAGATTCAAAGCATCTGAAGCAAAGAACGGAACTTTGTTTATTTCAAAATGTGAATCACGAAGATCGACGGCATAGGTATAGGATGTCTCGTTTGAGTACAACCCGAACGCAATCAAATCGTCTTCACGCTGAAGGACATCATAGAATGCCGATTTGGTCGGGTCTATCTTGGAAATGTCATCCGGGGATTGTTGGATGAGCGTGTCGTCCTTGAAATGGGCTTCAAACAGATACTTGAGCATTAATTATCCTCGACTCAAAAACAAAAAACTCCAATTTAACTCAATTTCATTTTATCATAGATATGAAATTCGTCAAATTGGAGTTTTTATGATATAAGTCTTTTGTTTTCAGCTAGTTCTCATTGTACTGAAGCGTCATCGTCACCGAAGCCGTATCACCCGGAGCCGCTGAAGTCGTTGTTTGAAGCTGACTCGTTAAATATTGTGTGTACCCAGCGCCGGAGGCAGTCAACGTTGCTCCAGGCGACCCTCCCCACGGACCAGTGACCGAAAATAGCACAGTTGCACCACCACCAATAGCAATCGCCGTGGTCCAGTTGGATGCGGAAAGAGTGGTCGCCGCAGGCGTCGTATACGTGCTAGTGACTGCTCCTTCCAACGTTAGGCCCGTTCCCAGAGTACCCGCCGTGTGAGCATAAAGTCCCGCAGAAATCTGATTAAAGGTCCCACTCAGATAGCCGTATTGGTACTTAATATAGCTATTGTTTCCGGCTTGGATGGGGTTGGCCGTATAAGCCGTACCACCAGTACCGTTTGAACAGTCGTCATGATTCTTCCAGTTCACATCGGTCGCTGAACCGCTGCCACCAAAACCAGTTTGAACCGTACCGTGAGACGACGTGAGCGCCCCGTTATCTTCACACCATCCAAATGTTGCCGTCATGTTGAAAATCCTCCTAACTATTTATATTTACGAATTCTGGACGGTAATAGTGACCGTAAACTGCCAGCTTTGAGTACTTGCTTTCGTTCCTAGCGTTTGCACGGCTCTGTTCAGCATCGTTCCACCGATTGCGGCATTGAAGACACCCCATTCATTCCATGCAAAATTTGCATTGGCGGTGCTCACCGTGATTTGGAACGTCAGGACGTTGCCAGTAATCGTCGGGAAGCCACCATCCACGATTTGACGATACTTGTTGCCATCTAAGGATTGAAGATCCGTCTGTGATGCAGAAAATACAGTTGAACTGTCACCCACACCCACGTAGGCATTTGCACTGTTAAACTGAGTTCCGCCAGCCCCCAAAATGAGAGACGAAATAAGATTTGTTGCGGCATTCGTTAGTGGCATATTTCTCCATCCTTGATGACTATCGTTTCGACGGATTCGCCATCGGTGGAATCGCCTTCAAATTTCTTCAAAACGATTTGTTCTGAAATTCGAGTTAACAGGTTATCAGGAGTAAGTCCTGCCGTGTCCATTCCCAATTGGCCCAACACTTCTAAAATAGCCCTAGTATTCATGTCTCTATTTACTCTGCACCAACATTACAAAACGCACCGAAAGAAGTTGCACGTCATCGGTAAGTGTGTCTGTAAGCGAACGAGTTAACCGAAAAAAGCATTCACCACTGGGTGTCAAATTGGTTGTGTCCAGGATAATCGTACTGCAAGTGAGGGCCATTGGATCAATCCCTACAAGTGTAGTGACATATTGAACCGGATTGAATGTCTGATTTGCGATGATTTGCCCCAAGGAAACACCAAGAGTTTCGACATTCCAAGTAACCTCGCCAATGATGGGATTGGTACGCCACAAAATCTCTATACTCAGTGGAGCAACCCATTCATCGGGAAGTGTAAAATGATCCTGTACACTCTGCCCTTGCTGGTGAGAAAAAACAGCGGCTCCCGTGATAAGCCCGCTATCTTCAATCAACGGAACCGGAATTGGTGGATTGTCGCCTGCGGAGAAGCCAAGACTGGCGATACCCTCCTGAGATAAAGCAGCCCGCCATGTCAAATATCGTGCTCTAGCGTATTCTGTTGCTTCTAATTGAAGCGGATAGCCACCAGGAGTGACGCCATCATGAACAATCGCACGCCACAAATTGGTATCGACTGTGATTTCACCGGCTGCTCCAGTAAAACTGGCATTCTGAAGTGTGGTGCCCCGTCGAAATAGAGTGACCTTATATCCGGGCATTTATTCAAGACCGCCCCAATCATCAGGAACATATGGCGTGAGTAAAGTTGTATTGGGCTTATCACTCACACCCGGATTGACAATCATTAGACCATCAAAAACTTTGGTTCGGATGTTATCTGTGCTGACGATTATAACGTCATAGACATAGCGAAGTGGATACAAACCCGATGTCTCGGTGTTAGCCAAAGACAACGTGATGACACCGGTCGGCCCATCACTAACCTCAGTGGTAATTTGAACAGCGAAAATGTCGGCATAGCTGCGCCGGATCTGACACAACACGGTGTAGTCTGTCAAATCAAATACATCACCGCTGGTGTATGTGACAGGCGGCAGGATGGCCGTAAAGTCGGCACCCTGATCGATATACAGATCAATGCTCTTTGCCATTTAGAATTAAGTCTCTTCATAACCCCAAGCGACAAAATTGACGCCGGTTGCTGACGAACGCACGTACACGAACTGACCTTGGGTCAGCACGAAACCGGAACGCTCGTACACTTCGTTCGGGTACACGTAGGCTTCATATGCCACGTATTCATCGGCGGTAATGGTGCCAGTCGTTGTGAAGGCAATGCGAATCGTCACAGGACTCGCCGTGCGATTGGTGGCACACATCGAAAACGATGATGTCATGTTTGTCGGAATTGTGTAAAATAGCGTGTCCGTCGCTGCGTTTGAAATGTCTAGTGATGCTAATTTGCCTGTTGCCATAAATCCTCTTTAGTACAATCCCCGAATGTTCCCTGCAAAATAGATTCGCCCTTCAGTGTAGCTTTGTCCGCCGCCTACGATACTAAGCGTTCCATCCGATGCAATCGTTGCGTCACCTGAAACCGTAACGTTCGTAAAAAACGAGCCATTCCAAACAAGAATTTGGCCGCTTACAGGATCGCTTACTGACAACAAATCACCAGAAACACTGAGTGAATTGATTGCCGTAATCATGGCATTGTCCTTCGTCATCCACTGGCTGAAGGTATCGGTAAGTAGTATTTGAGATAGCGGCATCTTATTCTTTTCCTTGCTTTTGCAGCAATTCCAGTAACATGGCTTTAAGCTCTGCTACTTCGTCACGAAGAGTATTTATCTCCTTCTTTTGTTGCTGTTCCAAGGTTTTTTGTCTTAGAATTTCATTGCGACGATTTTGGAGAGCGTTTAACCCGGATCTATTGATGTTGATGATCCCCATCGTCTTGGTGTCACGAAGGAGATGCGGATGATCTTTGATTTGCAAATAACGTGGTGTAGCCATTAGTTCGTCAAAGCAATTGCTCGGAAGTTCTGAACCAACGGAACCTGAGAAGTATTGCCGCCCCGCATGACCAATTTGATAGCAAATAACGTAAATGGCGTGATCTTATCTACGGTGTACGTGTACTCATTGAATTGAGTCGGATTCGTAGTCGTTGTCGTATTCACACCATTATCGATGCTCATTGGCACCCATGTGTTGATATCACTCGTTTGATTAGTTGTAATCGTTTGGTAGTAAACATCAATGAACGCACCGGGCGGCAAATTGATGTCAAAGTAAACCTGTAAGCTGTTTGAAGCACTCGCCAGAGCAAGTTGGTGTGTGATGTAGCGTGCAGCCGTCGTACAGCCGTCTGGACCGCTTTCCGCCACATAACGACCGTATTGGGTCAAAAAAACATTCGCTTGATTGGTAGCCGCAGTAAATGGTGTCGGCGCAGCGACAGTGATAACGTTTGCGTTCACGTTCAAGATCACAACAGCGGTCGGGTACAAGTACTGGTTGGATGGAGCACCGACAATCGTCATTGAATAGCCCGGAATGAAGACGCTGAAATCGAGCACCGAAGTCGGATTGGTAATCGTATTGACTACCGATTGTGAGTAGATTGTTCCAATTGCTCCGCTGGTTTGTCCCGTCAGAGCTTCGGTATTTTGGAAGTTTCCCGAAACTTCCGTCAATGTCAAATTGATGGAGTCCCATGCAACCACGACGCCTGTAGCGTTGCTAACGGAGCCGGTGACCGTTTCGTTTATTTGATATTGTCCACCTGTCACACCCACCAAAACCAAAATTGTCTGGGATGCAAAATTCAAATAATCAACATCGGTTGACTCAACAATCTCCGCTTGGTCCATCGGATCAAGTGTATAGCTCGCAAAAGTCGGATCGTCAAGACGATTTCCAATAATGATATCGCTCACACGACTAGTATCAATCATGGGTGTCAGATTTGCGACATTTGTTCCCATAGTTGCCGATACCACCAGAGACTTTCTATCAAATGCTGATGCACCCGTGATGCTAGTTGTTTCATTGATATCGCTGGCGATCATCCGAGGCGTTGGCAAATTGAAAGTGATATTGGGTTCAATCGCCGTAAATGTGGAATCTTTGAGGTACGGTTCTTGTGATGCTGCCTGTGAATTGGTGTTAACCGATTTGCCAGTGGTAAACTTTACACCCCAATCGGTTCCTGTTCCCGTAGGCGTAAATTCGTTGGTGAGTAAACAAATGCTGTCGAACTGTTGATTCTTTGTTGCGGTCACGCCATCCGGTCCCACCCGGCTGCTTCCAACCGCCGCCGAACCAGGGACAGTAATAGTGTAAGAATCCAAATCAACATTGCCAATTGAAAATGTTCCTGTTAATTGTGTATTTGTTAAACCATTGTAAGTACCAGACGGAATGTTGGCCAGTGTAACCACACTGATGTGGTATTCACCAACTGGCATTCCATGATTCGAGTGATAAACACGAACCAAATTTGACCCATTCACAGTTTGAAATGGCAGAGCGGACAATGTATCCGGGATCAGGCTCGAACTTGTGAAATAGATTTGACCTGTTTGAGTTGGATCAAACTGCGCCTGCCAGATATTAAACTTCATGTTGGTAGTCAGATCGGCTACCCACGTTGAGGCATTTTGAGATTCAAAGAATGAACCCAAATATGGAGTAGTGCTGACAATACTGTTAGACCCGATCACGGTCTGTCCCAACGTGGCCACATAAACGTTATACAGAATAGAATTTGCAATCAAAACAAAGCAATATTCTGTAGAATCGCTAAGGTAGACCGGACAATCAAAATAGAATGACGTAGCCACACTTGCGTCATCGGAAACATTGATGACTGTATTCGAGTAAGGCGGAATAACCGCTGGCATATTTCCATTCGCATCTAACGCACTGAGAATCGGATTGTTTGGATACAACGTTTTTGTGGAGAATGGAGCAACCGTCTGGCTGGGTGCGCCGTTGTCCATCGCACGAATTTGCATCGTAATCGGGACATTCGGGTCTGCCGTAGCAAAGAACACGTCGATTTTTGTGACGTAAACACCACCAGTTTGACTAATCAAGAACGATTCGGCCAACGGGTCAACATAATACGTAACGCTAGTGCTTTTACCCGGTTTCGTGGTCGTGTTGGTAATAGTCTGCGTCTGAGAAACGGTTTGTGTTTTCGTCACAGGAGTTTCAATTGAGGAAATTGTTTCCTGATTCTGTTCGATAATACCTGAAGCGGTATAAGTCGCATCACCCCATGTAGAAGCGCTCGACCCATTATTCGGGTCAGAAGTCAAACGGACAACACGAGTACCAATAAGAAACTCATTGGTTGGATTACACGGAATTTCAAAAAATAAAGTTGTGGTTCCGCTGAAATCAGTGAAGATGGGTTGGTTCAAAGCACCAACTGTGTACGTTGCGGTTTCGCCTTGATCGCCGGATTCAGATACGCCTACGTTAGCGTTGTCTTGTGGTGAATAATCTCCACCCCACAAAATACTCTCAGTAACCCATGACGATTGCGCTAGGGTTGGTGTCAATTGTGTATCAGAATACGGACGACAAAATTGTGAAACAGCGATTCCATCAAAGTAAGGGTAAACCTGTGTGTTCGGTTTGAAGTGCGTGCCGACAATTTTGATACGACGGGAACGAATGTATGGAGACGTGCCAGTGTCAACAATAGAATTGTTGACGGTTTCTGACGATATCTGTCCAGAAGTAGAGGTTTCTGTAGCTGTCCGAACCTGTCCAATCTGTTGTGTGGTGGTAGTATTTGCAGTAACGGTGTCTGTCTCATAGGGAGAGCCCCAATCTACCAGCGTAGGCCCATCCGAACCGGGATTATAACCGGGACTCAACGATTTAGGATTGGTGTAAAAAGTGTCACTTAAAAAAGTGGTTGAAACAACAGGAGTGTTGGTGGTTACTGGTGTTCCCACCCACGATGTCTGCCAGCTTCCCCAAACAGCGGCGCTCCATTGGCCCAAATTGGCAATATTCGCCAGAGCCGAATTATTAACATTGTTGATAACCGGAAGCTGTGTGGTATCGATCCACGTGTCAGTGGGCGGATCGAGTAACACGGTGCCATTGAAAGTAAACACAGCGAATGGGTTGACATTAACTTCACCGGTTGCAAAATGTTGTTGAACCAACAACACATCCGTGTAGGGCAACAATGCTTGCTGACTCATCAACACATAGCCAGATGACGCATTGACATTTAACAACATTGAGTTGTTATTTGTTATGGCAAGCGGACGAAGATAACCACTATTCGGATCGACAGCGCATTTGTAATCGACATCAAAAACATTTCCGATATTATGATTGACAAAGGTGTCTACAACATAACCGTTTTTGTAGGTTTGTAGTCCCGTACTCGCATCAGTCACTTGAAGGTTCTGGGTGCTCTGTTCAAGCAGGTTCAGAGAAGTGTAATATTCCAGATTAGAAATTCTGGTGTCCAGGTCGGCGATGTCTTTCATCGTATAACCCTGATTGTTGGTTGACGTTATTGTGCAATCTGTTGTTGAAAACGTGTAAGCATTCAGCGCAATCGTGTACAACATCATGCCATCAAGAGGGTCGGCGGGGGCTTGCGGAACAAGCGCCGATGTGCCCTTGATGTCATTGAAGTTTCCATATGAATCGACATAGATTTTGTCGGTTCGAGCCAGATAATACTGAAAGTCCGCTGTTACCGTAGAATTCGGTTTTACCGAAGCGGAATAACTTGAGCCGGTTGTGGCAAAGGATAGATCCCCATCACCGATACGAGGACGGAAATCTAAACAGTCACGCAATGAATAATAACTTCCATTATTAGCCAAGTAGACTGGAATGCTACCATAAGCAACTTGGTTGGTATAACTGTCAACGCAGAAATAATCACCCGTACCCGAATGGGCAAGGTACGTGAAAGTGATTAAAATGCGGCCTTTTGGACCCGGAGCGCCCTGAAGCAATTGAATGGAAGCAACATCGTAGAAATAGTCTCTTTGGCCGGTGTCGAAACGATATTGACCAGTGATGTCAACGTTTGACGAATCAGAGGGATCAGCGTTTACAGCCGGGTTGGTTGAATCTAGTATTTGAACAAGCCGGAACAAATCAGCTTTTTGCAAAGACATTGTTGCGGTAGGGTTTGCAATCGCAAGTGTCGCTGTCGTCAGTGTCTTCGATTTAGGTGCCTGTGCAGCCTTCACGACCGTGCCCATGAGTTTCATGGTACAGCCCGAAACCGCACCCAATCCCGAAAGGATTTCAATCGTCAACGTAGTATTTGCTGGGTCGCCACTGAAACTACCAGAGCTAATCAAATTGGATAGATCAACAAACTCGCCGATGTCCGGGCTATTACTCGAAGCTACAATACACGCCAAGTAATCTGTGGGATTGAAGGACACGAATGGTGTACCCGAGGCCGTATTAAAAATGAATTGGCCCGATCCGTTTCTCTGGGCTTCAAACATTTCACGGGCAAAATACTCAGTGTTCGGTTCGCTACTGGCGTTAGTGACCGTCTTGATGACAGATTGCGGCAAATGGTAAATCAACAGACTGTCGGCTGTGTCGAACAACTGGGTTCTGCCCGAGATCACTGCGGTCGTGGAATTTGGAGCCGTCATCGAACCGTTGTTTAGAACTTGGGTTGGATTGCCGGTAGCAGGTTGTGTCAACAATAAAAAGTTGATTGGATCAAATGATACGATAATTTCTGTACCAATTCCATTCGGGCCGGTGATTGTGTTGCCAGGAATCAATCCGGTTCCACTGATGTTCGTCAGTGAAAATTGAGCGAGAATATCACCGTAAGCATTCTCACCGTCGCCATTGTTATTATTGTCGAGATTGCTTGTCAAATAGAATGAACGAGCATAATTGATGGACTGTCCACTGTTCATTGCAATATCAAACAGGTAAACCTTAAACACCGCATCAGTTGTAGCTTGGTTGGTGCCTTGATAAAATTCGATAGCGTGAATTCTGGCCGTTCCAATTTGGTCTGTGGCCTGGGTAAACGATCCATTCGACTTCTTGTTGGACAACGCCACTGTCAAGAAATCTTCAGGAGCCACAGAAGACGGTAATGGAATATTGAACAAATTTTTGGCCAAAATATAGTTGCCCATATTGACCTGAATCACACCGCCCGTCGTCTGGGCCGAATCACGTGCCTTGTTCACTGTGACGTATTGCGTCACAATGGTGTTGACCAAATAGCCGTCCACATAACCACGGCCCGGTTGCAAACCGACTGCCCATTCCGCTTCGCTTCCAGTTCCAAACGGTGGCGGTGGGTAAAGTCCCTGATTTTCAAGTGCAGGATTGGTGATTGTGTAAACCGAAGTGGTGTCGGCAACTCCAAGCGTAAGATAATTCGGATCAAGCGTTGCTGTTTTGGTTGCACCGACGTAGCCCGTAATGGTGAAAGTTTGGCCTGCACCTGTTCCACTGTTGATGTAAAGCTGATCGTTGACGTAGGCTCCATTCACCGCCGAAGCGTTAGTTGCCAGCATTATGCTGGCGGGCGTCATTCCACTCTGCGCAGTTCCGCCAACTGCCGTGCCGGTGGTTACAAATGCGGCGTCTAAGCTTTCAAGAATGTTGATTTGAAAATTGCGAACAGTGAAGTCACCGTCAGTGTCCATCATCCGTTGCGCCAATTCTTTTTCAATAACGCTGTATGTGTCGGTTGTGATTTTGACTTGAGTGACGCTGTTTACCAAACGAACCAATTCAATAAATGAGGTGTCTGGTGTGGTGTCTGTCAACAACTTGGATGCCAAAATCAAATCGATTTTGTAGCGATCTGCACCTGGGGCAGCGTAGTTGTTGCTTCCTTGAGCATTGTCCAAAAGGGACGGGTCGTCTTGCCACGTGACGATGCTTTCAACAATGTTCAACCCTATACGGCAACTAACGACGTTGCTGTATTTGTTTAGGATGAGATATTGTTGCTCAACACGAACAAAGATGCCATAGACGTAGTAAACACCTTCGCCGATCTGAGCAGTAATGGAAAGGCCAGTCGGGGCCGTGGTTTGAACTTGAGCCAAATTTTGAACAGTTCCGACAATGAACAGATTTTCGCTAGGTGCAAAGGCTTCTTGGCCTGCCGTACCCGTACTCAAATATTTCACAAAGAGAGTCGGTGGATCGCTATTGACGGCGGGCGTTGAATAGACAACTTGCGCTTGAATTCCTGTTACGCTGCCCTGAATGATCTGTCCAGTGAATAAATCTAGGTCAATTGGAATGGGATTGGGACCAATCATCCCAAAAGTCGGATTCAGACAAACATATCCAGTATTCGGATCGGTTGCAATCTGGCCAGGAATGACCATCGAGCCTTGCTGGTAAATCGAGTTGCCCAAGTAGGCCAACTGATTTTGCAAAATGGACTGTGCCTGTGTTAATTCACGGGCCTGTACAGCCACAGACGGCTTGAAAAGAACACGGTAAAAGTGGTTTGTATCCGTGTAATCATCGTTATAGGGAATTACGTTAAAATTCAACATGTTAGGTCGTCAAAAACTATTTATCACACCAAACTTAGAAGGTGATAATGATTTTGATGTCTTCCGTTTGTTCTGCCGATCTTGCGATGGCTCGACGATTTTCAAGATAGAGAATTTGGCCTTCATAGGCCACGATAGCCGGAGCCACAATGTTGGCTACGACGTAATGGCTAGTGTTGTCCGGGGCCGTCGAAAACACTGGCGTGACGCCAGCGGTACGAGACAATCCAATGTAAGACGCAATCATTCTGACCTGTCCAACACCGGTTCCAGACGTAATATTGATGGTCTGCCCGTTGTAGGTGCTGTTCACTGAAGAAGCACTGTTCGCCAGAACGATGGCAGAAGTCGATCCGCTCTGTGCCGTGCCGGTGATGGTCGAAAGAACACCCGTTGCGTCAGCGCCTTGGACCGTCTCACCAGGGGTGAACGTGCCAAGCGATTGGACCAATCTCAAAATCGAAGTGCCGTCCCAATCTTCCACCACACCGATTGCACCGGAAGTCAAACCGGTTACGGTTTCATCGTTATTGAAAGTCGTACCGCTAACTGATGAAAAGGTGAGCGAAAGCGCCTGTGAATAATCCAGCGCCGTTGCCGGAGTGGTATTCAAGCCATTGTTAAGAATCGGGTTAGAAATCAAACCGACTTGACGATAATCGTTGGACACGGTGAAATAGCCGCTTTCATTGCCGATCAATTTGCAATCGATCATCACATAAAATCCGCCCAATTCAGTCACCGGATCGGCTCCATGACCCTTGAACGGGGAGATGATCGCATTCGCTGTGGCACCATTAGCGCCACTACCACCACCCGTGAACGAGATCGTTGCCCACGTGTAATTTGTTCCGGTTGCCGTCACTGTTACACCCGTGACATTCCCACCACCGATTGTAGCCGTGGCCGTTGCGCCTGAACCATTACCTGTAATGACCACAGTTGGAACTGACGTGTACGACACACCTGCGGTTACGATGTCGATTCTATCAATCGTTCCAGAAACCGCCGCTTGCTGAACAAGCCATTGGTTGGACCCATCATTAGCCGCTAGTGTTTTCACCGGAACCCATTCGTTCGTCACGAAATTCAACACGTCTGTGGAGCTAACCGTATACATGAATTTCCACTGATAACCATCTGCCACAGTGATGACACTGGTTGACGTGCCTGTCGGCTGAATCGTCGAATATGCCCCACCGTTATTGTTGAGGCATTTGTAAACGTTCAATTGACTCGAAATCACATAAAACGGAAGCGCATCAGTAGGGTCAAACAAATCAACCAAACTGGAGTATTCACTGTAAACCGTACCCACCGTCCAAGTGTTGTTCGGGATAATCAATGAAACACTACTTCCCGTGATTCTCTTCAGCGACATCATGTCGATGAAAGCAGCCGCTTCGTTGGACTCACAATCAACCGGAGTTGGAGGAGAATTTTCATTGTTCCACGGAAGTGTGTTGCCGATGAAAAGATAGATGTATTCTGACTCGCTGTTAAAGCTGTTCATGAACAAACTTGCAGCGTAGATATTCATGTTTGTAGTTACGATTGCGGCCATTTATTGATTATTCTCCATGCAATATTTAGGTTCAGCCTTTTTACGGCAAAGTGATTCCTCTAGTGCTATTCAATTCAGATTGCAAGTACTTGTATATAGATGTCACTTCAAAATTGTAAAGTGCTCTATCATAGAAGATTGCAAAGGCATACCGGCCATCGAAAGAACCGAAAGTCGTAGTCGTCGAACCCGATGACGCTTGGCTGAAATCGTCAGTGTTAAACAAAATTTGTCTGAACAGAGAGGCGTTTAACACCTGTGTGATATAGGACACCGATCCTTTGCCCAAATACCAACCCAACGAATTGGAAGTTGGGTTCAGTGGATAGCTCGAAAATTGTGAACGAACTGTGGCCTCTTGATTGACTTGAGCCGTCAACAAACCATTCTCAAAGATCAAGGTTGCCATGAACCAATTGTTTTCTGTTACCGTTGCGGTTGGATACGAAACCTCACATGTCACCCCACCGTATTGAGCACGGAATAACAAGCCACCGCCTGCAATCAAGTCAATTGAATATCCGTTATCAGTGTCGAATTGAATCGAGCTTATAAGATTTTGGCTGGCGGTCGTGTCTTCACATTGTACAACGATAGTGACGGACATTTGTTGTAAAAGCACTGGTACGCCCGTGGCATTGACAAATTGACTATCGACAGCGTTAAAGACGATGCCATATGAGTCAAATGCAGGATCGACTGTTTCAACCGTTTCGTTATTCCCCAAAACAGCATCCATCAAACCAAAATATTCGTTAGGGCTTACGTTGTAAATCAACTGTGAGTCGTTTCCTTCCAAGAAAGCATATTCAACAATGTTTCCGATGGCCGGAATGCCGTCGTCATCGCTCATCATTTCGATATCAGAATCTACACAGAAATTGAATCGATTTTGTGTCGGATTATTGATGACCTTATCGATAACGATGTTTTGGAAATCCTTGATTTGAGTATTACCCGGCCCATTCCAGTAATTTTCATTGGGAGCGGGCCAAACGGTCGTGAACCCTTCGTATGGTGGAAATCCCAAAAACTTGCTAATTTCCAATGTTCCAAAATTTGGTCCAACGACGCCTACCAGCGTTTGTAAATCTGTAGTCTGAATAGTGATATAAGAATCGGGTGCAATTTTAGTTCGGGTGCCAGGATTGTTGATAATATCTCCAATCACCACATCCGCAAAATTCGAGATTTGGGTGTTTCCGGGGCCGCTGGCTGTCCAATAGTTTTGATTGGGATAGCTATAAACTAGATTGAAGCTCCGGTTCGGCGGGAACGCCACAAATTTCCATTGATCCAAATTGTAATTCGTCGCACCAATAACGCCCAATTCAGAAGACGTAATCTGAAGACTGTCTTGACAAGTAACGGCAAGTTGCGCACCATAAACCTGTGCATTGATTATAATGTCATACAACAAGCCAGCAAGTGTTGTGTATTCCGAAGTATCAGGTACGCTCTTGATCCACACCGACCCGAACATCATCATACCGGCAGGGTGAAGCAGTGTTTTCACCACATCAGAATATTGACTAAGTGTTTCGCCACTCCGAATGTCATACGAAAAATCTTGCCAGTAATAGGAATCTTGGATGATTTTATTCGAGTCAAGAAGACTTCCCGGTGTAGTTGCAGCGACACCGCTATAATCACCAACAGTCCAGCGGCCTGCGGTCGTTCCCACAACACCCAAAACAGGAACCAATACACCAGCCGTACCTTCAGCGGACGTGATGGAAACTGAAGGAGTGGAAGTGTATCCGGCTCCAAAATTTGTGATCGTGACGGCCTTGATACCGCCTGTGTTCGAGAGAATCGAGTATTGCGTAGTCCCATCTGGGATCGGGTTCCAGGCATTTTCACAAGTTGCAATTTGCGTGGTGCCACCATATGCAATAATGGTGTTTACTTGACCAACGCCAGTGCCACCCACCAAAGAAATTTGATCGCCGTCAAAAAAGTTGTCGATATTAGATTCCGTTGAAGCCAAAATGATTTGATTAGACGTGAGCAATGGTCCATCGCTAGTATCAAATTGTACATCATCCCAAAAATACAAACCAGGAATCGCAACCCCATCGGTAGTGGGATCAGTGTTTTCGGCATCTGTTCCATCATTAGGACCCCAATATGGTTGCAAATCAAAGGCGGCTGGAGGAGTTTGACAAACACCGTTATAAAACGTTTGGAAAATAGCACTGACGTAGGCGGTAGCAGCTTCTAACGCTCCACCACCTGTAATGTTGATGATATCGTTTACAGCGTAGCCCGAACCCGCATCTTGAATGGTCAAGCCTGACAAAATCAAATAGGTCGTTTCACTTTCAACAATAGTGCTTGGTTCGAGCAAATCTTGCAAATCACCCAAGGTTGACTGAGGCGGTGGAGTGTAAGGATACGAAATCATGATCGGCTCGGTGCCGCTTTCAAACACACCTTGAATGTTCGACAGATAAAGATCAGTCACCAACGTGCCATTAATGTAATTTTGAAAAACGGATTCGACGCTGGCGGTGGCACCAGATGTCATACCTTGAATCTGACGTGATGTCCAATTAAACGTTTGATTGGCCGTCGTGATACGCATGATGTTTTGGATAACCCAATTAGCGTCATCCGTGCGAAATACATCTACCTTCGGGTAGTAAATTTCGATCTCTTCATTGAAAAGCAATCGAAATAAATATCGAAATGAATTTTCCGTTCCACGTGCCTGATAGAACTGTTTGACGTGCTTTAGAACTTTTCTCTTGTCGGCCAGAATTGTGCCGGGAATCTGGAACAGAAATTCATCTCTAAAGTAATTCAGAAATTGGTCGAGCGTGAGATCGATGTCACGATAATCAATCAACTTGTTGGGATACATCGTATCCCGAATGACCATATTGGTGTTGATTGGAGGAATGAATCCTTCCGTCCAGGGAACTACTGTTGTGGCTGTATTTGTGGCCGGATCGTAAGATTGAATGGTCCGATTGTGCCCTTTCGCCGGTCCATTCAAAGCCACGATGTTCATGCCTTCATAGGCATTGATCTCTGTCGAAGCTGTATTTGGAAGAACAATCGTATTGAACGTACTGTTCAAAATTTTAGCGGTGTAAACGTCCGCACCGTTCTGTTCCATCCACTCGTAATACGCCTGCAAGAACTCAATGAATTGAGGATAATCGTCCCTTACAAACGCAGGAAGCTGCGATTGGACAAGCTGCGATATTGAACGAGTTTTAATCATTAACTTGTAATTGGAGCGTTAGGCACAACCGTGACGTTGATATCCGATGGATTGATGTAAAGAATATTGTTCTGCAACGGAATGATGTCATTCAACGCCGGAGTCATAATCAAATTGATGTTTCCGTTTATATCTACGGCGCTTGGAATGATCTGCGTCACTTGAATTGCGCCGGTCGTGTAATTGACCGTTCCGCATTGGCGCACGACTGAGGTAGCAATACCAATTCCGTGCTGGATCAGGTTCAAATTTCCATTGCTGTCATCGGCCATCGTGTAAGTGTTGCCTGCCACGTAAGCAACTGACAATTTCGGATCACTCGTTTCCACAAAAGGAGTGGACGTAAGCGTGCCCGGAGCAATCGGGTTGTTCATGGCAAACTGGTAATTCGCAACCACGTTCAATTGCGGCTGAAAGACCGTCTTCATCTGGATTGTGGTCAAGTTGTTCGTAATTGATGGGTCGCTGGCGTCGATTGCTGCCAAAAGTTTGGAATAACGAAGCTCCAAATCAAATTTATCCAAGTTGGCCTGTGCGTAAGCTACGATGGCGGCATAAGCTTCGGCGGCAATGTCACCTTCAGTGTTTGCTGTAGCGGTCGGGTCGTATTTCACGACACAATTCACAATGATGTAAATGTAGATTGGGTCAAGAATTACAGGAATGACCGAAACGATATTGACCTGTTGTAAAATGTTGGAAATAATCAACTGTTTCGTGGTCGCTGTAGTCACAAATCCAGAAATTGGTTTGATTGAAATGTAGACTTTTCCGTACTGTGGCGGCGACATAGTTTCGCCACCCCATACCGCAACAGAGTCCAAATTGGTGTAGTTGTTCTGCAAAAGAACCGTATAATCGGAAACAGTGACCGCACGGCCTTGAGCTTCATAGTTCTTGGGAGCCGAGAATTTGATTTCGGCAATCGTTTCTGGATCTGCCCCACCAGCCGAATTTGCCAGCGTAGTCACGTTCAACAAGTAATTTTGATATTCAGCCACAGTGCCAGCCGGAACAAATGTGGTTGCGCCATTGGCTTCTGTGCCACTGGACAAAATATAAGACACCAGAATAACATTGCCGTCTTGCACAGCTTGGCCGATAACACCGTCGCCAAAATAGATTTCAAATTGTTCGTTTTCAACTTCCTGTAAGAAGTAAACCGTCGAAGTTGCCGTGATCTGCATCAGATCGGTTGCTAAAGAAAAATTCTGAATCGTGGTGTTGGTGGAGGTTTGTTGGACCTGAACGGTAAGACTGGTCGTATCAATCGAGGGGTTCGGGAGAATGAACCGCTGATTGGGAATGGTGTTGTCCACCAACCAAGAATACGTGTAGGGAATTCCCTCAATCAGAGTGACTTCGGGAAACACGTACTGAAGATTTGAATTGATCGTGGCCGAATACGCTTGCTGAGTCACGAACGTGAACGTGTCACCATTGATCGAAGTCGAAAACGGCGTGTTTTGCGTGATGACTGCCGAAGACGACCCGTCCCCTGGAGTGATCGTGATGGCCACCGCAGCCGTTGCGGAAGTGACCGACCGAGGCGTGTAGTTGAGCATCTTGGCCAACGAAACGACCGAAGAACGAAGTTCCGCACTATCTAAAAACTGTTCATTGGCAATCATATTTAAGTAAAAGCCAAAGTAGTGCGTGTTGTAGGCAAGAATGTCTAATAGGACACTCAGCCCCGCTCCTTCAAAATTGTAATCCTTGAAGACGCTCTGGGATCGCAGGTAGTCTCTGAGACTTGCTTTTATATTGTCGAAATCGAGAAACGCTATATTGATTTTTGTCGTGCTACTTGGCATATTGCACCATCCATCCACGTGAAACGCCAATTCTAATTGGTTTTTGTGTGTCAAGTGTTACACGAAGTGATCGCAAATTTAGTCTCATTTCTTCTGCCCAGTTTTTCAATCCATTGACTTCAAATTTTCGCCCGTCAACGTGTATCGCAATATATCGTTTCCTACTAGAAAAGCTATTTTTCAATTTGGCAGTTAACGATACCTTTTTACCAATTTGCCCCAATCGAATTTTTTCTCGGGATTGCTCCGTCAAATGTTTTTTTGATTCTGAAATTTTTTGACGAGTTTTTTTAGAAACACGCTCTTTTGCCTGTCGCATTTTTTCTATGGCCCTAGCGGAATGTCGCCTTCCAACCATAGCTCCCTGCCCACCAAGAGTTGAGTTATAACCTTTATGATAGGTGTGTTGCTCAGCTATAAATTTCATCTCCAAGTCCTTTGCATTTTGTTCAACATCACAAACAGTTAAAACTTCATGTAGCCAATACTGCTCCTCCCCATATTTTCGTAAAGCATTCCAAAACTTTCGTCGATTGTCTTTCAAATATGAGCGTGAATTGTAAACGTGCTGTCGCCAACGCTCTTCCATCGTCAAAGACGTGTAGCCAATGTAGGCTTTACCCGTCATCGTATTTGTATGTTTGTAAATGGTGTACATTATCTTAACCGCTCCAAGAAGAAGCTCACAGTGACCAAATCAGTGACGTTCAAAACGTAAAACTGCATGGTGACAGTGAACCCATTTTGTTCCGGCTCCACGTCCACGGCGATGCTCTGGATTTGAACTCGTGGTTCAAAGTTGTTAATCACGTCCTGAATCGAACGTTTGATGTTGATCGCTGTCGTGGCCGTCGCATTCTCAAACAGCATGGTAGTCACGTTGCACCCAAGTTCCGGGTGAAAAGGACGTTCATAGTGCTGGGTCAGAACCAGATTGACGACCGCCTGTTGGACGGCGGCTGCATCTGTCAGTTTTGAGATATCTCCCGTGACAGGATTATTCAAAAAAATCAGATTCAAATCAGCGTACCGATTTTGAAGGGTTTGAGCCACACTCCTATTTAGGATGAGTGCCTTAGCTTACCTAAAAGCCGTCGTACTCGACAATTTTCCAGAACCAAAAGAGGTTTTTGGTCCGATAAGCGGTGTGTTTGAGCTTTGCTTTCATTTCTTCTCGGTTGGGACCCATGTACGGTATATCGGCATTTATCAAGAAGAACATGGCAAGTACCGACATGGCGTCATCGTAGGGATTGGCGTAATGCGTATCGAAGTCAGCATTAGCCAACTGGTAGAAAAGACCCATGAAGTGATGCCAATACTGTGGGGAAATCATCCGCATTTCGTCCAGTTTTCCTGAGTGAAGGATGGTGCTCACATAAGCACGGATGCCGGAAGCCAAATTGAGAATGGCCGAATACTCTGGTGAACGGAGTTCGTCAACCAGCTTCACTATCTTTTCGATCTCGGGATTAATTGGCGAAGACATTGGGACTGCCTTGGGCATCGTGATCTCCGCAAGAGTAATCGTCGCCCACACGTGCGACCATGCGAGAGTTCGCAAAGACGTTGGGTGAGCCGGTGGTTTGTGTTCCCACGTGGCAGGAAGGGCCGCAACAATGCTCTAGCTGTGTGTCGCCTACCCGATGGACACCAAGGCTATTGGCGAACACGTTGGGGCTTGCTTCGTTGTTAGCCACCGCTGGCCAACAACTGTGGCCCGTACTCATATCTCCTAATCTGACGACGTTTGGCATTAGTGGAACAACCAAAGGCGAACAAAATGATAGACGATCCAACCCACGGCGGAAAACACCAAAATCTGAGCGCCCAGCACCGAAAGAGAAAATTCTTTTCGATGGCGACGTGTCGTGGTTCGCCCCAAAAACGCCGAAGCGATCATCAGCATAAACAGGATCTCTCCGGCTTTAGTGATAACAGGGTACAAGAAGAACCAAATGAAGGCCAACAATATGACCGAATAGATGATCCAATGAGAAACGAACATTTGTAGCAGCATTAACAATCCTGTTGTGAGTAATTTTGAGGGTTCGGGTCCGGGTTGGTTTCTTTCACCGGGTCCGGTCCTGATTGATTTCGTGTTTCAGTCCATTTATCGAGTGCAGCCGGGAATGGCGGAACTTGCGGAGCAACCGGCGAAACGCTGGAAGAGTGACCCGAATTCAGCCAAATATCTGGTGCATCTTCGGCGATCTGTGCGCCTGAAGTCATGCTGAATGTTCCACCAGCCGATTCTGTGATGACGCCACCAGCGGCCACAGTGAAGTTGCCGCCTGCGGAATTCTCCCAGTTGCCGCCGATGTTGGCGGTCGCATTGCCGTCTACTTCCAAATCCCAGTTGCCTTTGACTCGGGTCGTCATGTTGCCGCCCACGTCCACAATCAAATTTCCGTCCACCTGGACATTGGCATTCGACCGACAATAAACGTTGCATTCGCCATCCACAGTCACGCTCATGGCGTTCTGAAAATGCGAAACAGCGGCTTCCATTGTCACTTCGTAGCGATGCCCCACGACTTTCATGGCGAAGTCGCCATCACGGGCGGTGCCGGTGCCACCAGAAATTTCCATGTAGGTGCCGGAGCGATGGTAGATGTGGATGCGCTCTTGACCCGGTGTGTCATCAAATTCCACGACGTGACCCGATTCTGATTCGTACACGTGATTGTACGGATAGAGCGGCGGTGTCGTAGGAGTGGCTTGGCTAGTCGGTTCGTTCCATTGGCGAACGGGTGTGGGATGAACCAGGGCCACGGGAATGTGAACGTCCAGTTGCCGATTTCTAACACCGACAATCGTCTGATCGATCTTTTGGCCACGGGCGAGACGATTAGTGTCTGATTCTCCTACAACGCAACCGTAGGGATGTGTCTGCCGGGGATAGAGGCTGGCCGTCGATTCGTCAGCGTTCTGATCGCCGGAGCCGTCGTTCGGATAATAGCGATCTCGAACCTTCCGGGGCGCTGTGTTGTAATTGTGAAACGGGAGAGACGGATCAAAAAATCCGAGTGCAGGGTTGGGTATTTGCTGCGGCACGCCCGCCAGGACTCCTGTGACAACCGGGTCCTGTGAGCTTGCGCCGTCTTTGAAAAACCCGAACACCCATGTTCCTTCAACCGGCCCGGTGGGAGAATTTCCCAACCCGTTCATGGCGAGGTTTCCATTCACCGGCTGGTAAATGTAGGACCAATGCAGTTGGCACGTGGGAATGAGGGTTTTGTCGTCGGTGTGGCATCCCAAAATGCGGACCTTCAAGCGGCCCAACATCATAGGATCTTGGCGGGATTCGACTACGCCGACCCACCAATAGTATCCATCTTTTCCAAAAAAATTCGGTTCTGGCTTCATCTAGCCGTATTTAGTGTGGTTAAGTTAGGTCGATCAATTCGATCCCACGCTCTTTACAACCGGCAACGTATTTGGCTGGAAATTCGTTGTCGTATGGCGTCCCACGTTCCATATTGAGCGGCCAGTGATTGCCTTTGCCCATGACGTAGGCGACCAAACCATCGGCCAAGTAATCTCGGTCAGCGGTATCAGTGGACCCGGCAGCAAGCTCCCGGCGCACACGGACGGGGATCATCGCTAAGATGGCGTCGATGTGTTTGTTCGTCACCGTCTTGACGGCAAAATAGCCGGTCAACATTCCACGAATGCTCTTGTAGCTTACCGTCTTCGCAGTCTTTGCCATACTGAGATGATACCTCAAGATGGTGAATCTGTCAATCGTATCTACTTGACATCAGACCGTAATCCTGATAGAATCAACCTGAATGAAAGTCAAAATACTCGACGGGATCAAAGCCTATTTGCTCATGGCTCTGAATCATGAAGAAGCCGGGGACTTCATTGCTGCTTACCACAAAGCAGAAGAAGCGATCACGTTCACGAAAGAAAAACTCAAAGAGATCCAAACAGAGCTTCTGGCCAAGCACATCGCATTGAAAATCGGCAAGCGGGACGCTCACACCGAACATTGCTGTGTCATCCACGGCTGCAAGTACGGCAAGCCGGATTGCCCCGTCGAAACCAGAGCATCTACCCAGTCCTACCCGTGTGAAAGCTGCCAATATGATAACTGGTGAAAACTACGGAGACAAGAACCACTTTTACTACACTGTGGTTTTTCTCTCACCCGGCGTCGAAGATCGAGGACACGGGCGGGAGACTTTTCATTTGCAAACTGAAATGCGGATCATGATCGCCGCCGATCTGGGCTACCCAGACAATTGGTTCATGCTCTTGTTTGCAGGCGAAGAACGGGAATGGATGCGCAAGAAGCTGTCCAAAGAAGGCTTCCGATACGATGAGAAAATTCACATCATGCCGGGTGCCATTTTGTCAATCATCACCAACGAAGAATGGTGCGACGCAGTCAAGTCGGCCAGAAGTTGAAGGTGTGGAGCTACGTTCGGGTTGTCGAAATTTTTGAATTGGTCTTCCATGTCGCTATTTAGAACGGAAGTACTAGGTATCGAAAAGTAGATACATCTACTTGACAAGCAGGGTTCGGGTTGCTACACTTAAACCATGAGCAACCAAGAAGTGAAATGCCCGGTAGCACTTGCCGTCAAAGCACTCTTCCGTCTCTCTCCCGAAGAAATCTATGGTCCTGAGATCGACGCCGAACTCTATGCGGTTCCCCGCTGCGCCGTTTGTCACGAACAAGAAGTCCTGAAGGCCGGTGACGTTTGCTCTGCCTGCGCCGGAGGGGAAAACTAATGCCGCAAGCTACTTCCCAGCAACTTGATTGGCTGGCCCGCATGAAGAGCAATGTAGACGCTCTGCATAATCAATGGTACGGCTTTGAGACCGGGTTTGATACGTTTGGCAACTCTTGGTCCAGCTTGCCGCTACCGCCTGCCGCCAGGGGTGAGCGTGGAATAGATCAAAAGCTATTTGTCGAAACGGATCGAAAGATTCGGGAAGCTTGCCACCGCCTTGATCTGCGAGTGATAGAAGCTTTCGATGAGGACGGCTGGGATGGCGAACAGTACGCCCCAATTGTGACCCTCTGGGATGCCCTACGAGATATCCGCCACCACTTCGGTTTACCCCGCTACTAGTAGTAGCACGCAACCTGGATTGAATCGGTGGCACTCCACACAGCACCAACTATGTTCGGAATTGGCACAATCTGTTCATTTGTCGCATTGAAGGTGTAATCGACGCCGGATTGTTGTAATAGTCCGTTACGCCACACCTGGACGTTCGACACCGGCCCGGTTCCGATGGGCAAAATGAAAATCCAGCTTTTATCGGCTTGAATTGTCGGAATGATACCAGTATGCGCCTGCGGCCCTGTATTTCCGGATGCGCCAGTTAACCCCTGAGGACCCGTAGGACCGGCTGGACCCTGAAGCCCGGTCTGACCGGTCGCACCAGCCGCCCCGGACGCTCCAGTGGCTCCGGTAGGCCCACCAGGACCAGTCAGGCCGATAGGACCCGGAGCACCTGTGGTTCCAGGTGGACCAATACCAACTGCAATTGCTCGCAAACTTGTGTTGTCCAATATCAATCCAGCGCCTACAGGTTCAGTCTTCGTGGAGCCGTCAACTTTTGTCACTACAACCCCAGTCGGTGGAAGCGGGGCAGGCATGTAAAGGTTGACTGTGGTTGTTCCCTGCGTACCTGTCACGTGAACGGTGATGGTGGTAACGGTTCGGGTTCCGACTAACGGAGGGAATAACAAAGGTGCGGTGTAGAGTCCAGTCGAACTAATTGTTCCCACCACGTTTCCGCATGATGGGCAAGATGCGTCTATGATCGACCAGACCGGGTTTGTGGCGTTCGACGTGTATTGAACTGTCTGACCAGATGTCTTTATTTGCGCATTGGCCGGGGTCAATGTCGGCGGTTGGGCAAAGACGGTGGCGCTAAAGAGAAGAGCAACGATTACAAAGCGCATAATTTTGTTCCAGCGACCTGAGTCCCGATTCTCCACAGGCGCTTCCCACCGGGAGATTTTACCCCCACCAGCCGGATCTTTCAACCTTAGGCATTAGACCATGAGCGTGCTAATTTTTAGATCGTTTCTAACGCCCTGTGGATGCGGTGTTATCCCACAGTCCGTGTCGGTTTCCCGATCTTTACACCACGCCGGAACTCCTCTATCTTCGCATAAGATAGCATCTATGTCAATGCTCAACGTCCTGGACCAAACTTGACAGAATACATGTCAGCATAGTGCAGGATGTAGGCTTCCACGGTTTGTGGTTCGATAGGGCTTCCACATTCTTTACGTCCATGGTGTGCAAGAATCGTGTGTTCGATGTTCATATAACGCTCTTCACTGAACATGTGACGATGCTTCTCCATACGCCGAACAAACTCAGCATGTGATCCGGCGACGTGGCGCACTAAATTGCGGTAGGAAGTTTTGCGAATACAAGCTAATTCTCTAGTCTCACTACCATAAATCATTTCGTACTCATGAATTTTCATGAAGTCGTGGAATACCGCTGCCGTCAACACTACGTCCAAGTCGCAATCGGGAAACATCTTGGCCATCTGCACTGCGTAATTTGCAACTTCAAATGTGTGAATCGCCAAGCCGCCTTCGTAAGCGTGATGCTCACCAGCGGAGCCAGGAGCCGTTAAAAATTGTGGTATGTCAAGAAGATCGTTACACATCCGCTGAAATGGAACGTGGAGAACTGAGAGCAGAACTCTCAATTGTTCAATTACTTTAGAAGATGTCATAAAATTTTGGAGCGGGATACGAGATTTGAACTCGTACCATTTGGGTGGAAGCCAAATGTGCTGCCATTAACACCAATCCCGCTTGAGGTAGGTAAGACTATTTAGTGACGGTGAACTGAGAACGCCTTTTGAAACCCAAACTGAGAAACCACCGCACACCGTGCCAGACCCGACCCGCATTGTACCCGTATCCCTTGCCGTCGAACAAGTTCATAAAGAACGGAACCACGACGAACAAAAAGAACACTGTCGGCACCAACAACCAAAGCAAGTGGAACAGCAACAGGCCGAATGCAAAATGAAACATGGTCATATAAAGATTGTATCATCTCCACCTAAAGCTGTCAACTATCATTTCGTTTGGTTTGATAGAGAGCCACGGCGTCTTCCGGTGTCAAATCCAAGCGACGGCAATCTGTGAAGCGATCACAGTTGTGCATCATCTCTTTTTTGGGAAGTTGCCGGAGATCAATAAAGGACGGGTCGATTCCTTCAGGCAGAACTTCGTACAGTTCAATGTCGTCCATCCAACATCGGTCGTCGAGACGTTGATCTCGGTGCTTGCGAATGCCGGTGCGAAGACGACGGATCTCAGCTTTTAACTGAGGCATCGTCATGAACTGAACGTTAGAATCGATTTCCACTTGAAAAAGAGTAATCGGCTTCAACTCACGTCAAAGCCGACTCAAACTACTTTACTTCTTCGTGCTTGATGAACAAATCTGTCTGACGGAAACCGCTGGGGGCAGAGCAATCCGGTTGCTTCTTCTTGTGGTTCTCTACAAGCTGTTTAAACACGTCTTCCTCTGTTTTGTCCAAGTCGTAAATCAATGCGAAAACCGCATTACACTTCTTGCACATCCAGTTTGCGCCTTTCTTGAAAACAATCGACATAATTCTCCTAAACGCCGTTTACCGGCTATTGGTATATACACATCGTCCATTTCCTGTTGCCGCTTCGGGGAGATCAATGATGGCGTCATTCGTGGGGCAGTATTTCAGTAGCGCCAGATTGACAAGTCGGCCAATAATTTGGTAAGGTGGAGTTAGTACACAATGCCGAGCGAACCGGCTTTATAGTTCGACACGCCTAGCTCGTTTTTAGAAGAATTCTTCGGAAAGTTCAGTCAGAGCGACGAACAGTGAAATCGGACCACACACCAAAGCTAGTATTAGCACTCCAAAATGTGCAGGCACCGAATCACTACTGAAAGACCCGTTCGGAGTGACGAGCGTCAGAAGAAAGGCAACCAACCAACAACCCAACCACGATAGTAGCATACTAAGTAGCCGCAACTTCCATGGAAATCGACTTGGGCCAAAACTGACCATTCTCTCGACGAACAATACTCCCGTTTACGTCCAACACGATACTTTCGGTCGGTGAAGTCACGAAACGGAACCCCGTAATTTCACCGTACAAATGACACTGACCTTGATTCGCCTTGAAATGACTACGCACAATCTCTTGCACAGCCTCTTCGGACCCAGACGGCAGCGTGATGTACTTCATTTGATTGGCCGTCCAAGCGGCGACCGCAATGGACGATGGTTTTTCCCGGCTTGTTTCAATGAAGATGTACGGAGCAAATTGTGTTTCCATATGCGTCACAAACCCATGCTATCACGATTTAGGTAGCTTGTCAAGTAGGTACAACTATCTACCGAATGCCCTTCACCGATTGTTGGCCGGAATTAACCCCGCCGCCCTTGGCTACCGTGTGAAATTCTCCATGACGACCCGGATGCCAGTGTCCAACATTTTTGTGAACCCCAAATCCAGGGAAGTTGCTATGATTGGTGCCGATCAGATTGGCATGGTCTTCATTGTGGGCTTTGTGGAGCACCGAATCTTGATTGTACTTCTCTCCATGATGCTGTAAGAAGTGTTTCAGTTCACTGTTGTCATGTCCCTTCTTGCCATGTATGAGGAAGGAATGCTCATCTTGACTTTTTGCTTCAGGCTTGCCAAAATTCTCTGTGTAGCAATGAGTCTTTTTGATGATGGTCTTTTTGAACCAGAAGTTGCCGTACCAGTGCAGCGCATCCTTAGGCGTATAGGCCGGGTCCTGTTGTACCCGTTCGTGGAGACAGAGAATGCCGGTGTCCGGGTGAACGTACAAGCCCGTCACTTCGTAGCGGCCCCAACGGGAATGCTTTTTGTGGTAAGGAATGCCGTTGAACATTTCGACGTGCAATTCCACCATGAAATCCAGGTGAAAAAGAACGTGAAAATCAATGGCCTTTTTGGGAGTGATGTTCTCCCGAATCTCGCTGTAAACTTCATCCCAAGCTCGACCAATGGCCGTGCGCAGGAACCGTTCCAGTGGGTTCAGATTTTCGTTAAGTGTTTTGGATTCGTATCCAAATTGGCGACGCCGGGAGATTGGTAAACAAGTAGGACCCCAATCGTAATCCCCGGAATCATAGTCCAGGTTCGGGTTGAGCCGCTTGTGAGTCTTGAGAGACGGTGCAGACGAACCAATCCGAGGCCGCTCACAGAGCAGCTTCTTCATATCATGACGCATTTAAGTTATTCCTCCAACTTAATGTCTATTCATGATTTGTCTCCTGGATCGGGTTGCGATCTGAATTGCAATGCCGCCCGGAGGCGGCAATGATCTCTATCTACACGTCGTGGTAGGAGAGGCAGTTTTATTTATATCATGAGATGGCTAGTTTATCATGAGATGGCTAGTTTATCATGAGATGGCTAGTTTATCATGAGATGGCTAGTTTGTCAACTAGTCACTGTATTCGACGGTCGAGATGCAATCCTCGATTACGTCTTTGGCGTGGCGCAGGGTGTCCAGCCGTTCTTCTTTGGACATGGAATCGTCTTCGGCTACGCTCCTGAGTTCAGCGCAAATGGCTTCAAGCGATGTCATCTTGGCTCCAACCCGGCATTGAGCTTGACAGCATCCGGTCCCACAAAGAAGTTAGGCTTTCGGTCGAGTCCGGGTCGATTTCTTCCAGGTTGACCCAACGCCGCCCGATCCATCCTTGTAGGAAGTATTCTTCGGTGTTTTTGCACTTTGGGCAGCGAACACACATTTCTATTTCTTTTGTAACATTTGGAAAGTGCGTCAAAATTCTGGTAGAAAATACGGTGCTGGTGAACCACTCAAAGCCGCACTTGCACTGGTATTTGTTTATCATCATGCGATGACCGAAATGAGACGCCGGAATCCAATCAAAATTGGTCCGGTGCCCAATATGAAAACCGTCACAAAATGAACACTTGTAGTGCTCAAAAACTTCGCCATTGCCTTTCTTCTCCGTCATGGCGGTGGCGCTGCGAACGGCTGAATCTACTCGTGGATATTTGATCTTGCCTTCACAACTTTTGCCTTCGCTGCGGACAAGCTGACGTAGGAATGTGCTCATATCATCAATACTTAAAAGTCAAAGGCAGTGGTTCTGAAAACGGTTTGCCGCTTATCTTAGTAGTGTAGCCGCCTTTGACTTTTTCCTCCACTAGAGCTTCCGCAAGGGATTTACAAGTTTTTAATAATGACCATGACGTTGTTTTTCTTTTGTAATTCATCTTGGCTCCACGTTTGCCGTATGCAAACTCGACGTGGTACCCCGTTGAGTACCCGTCCGCACGAACCGGTAGAGCAACGACAGCCACAATACGAATTCGATATTCCTTGTCGCTGTTTTCAATTGGCTTCGTGTAGTAGAGAGTTGGATACTCAATAAAAGTGTCGGTCGCCGCCGACGCTGTAATCGGTTTAGTTTCCGATTTCCATTCTCCAGCGGCCTTCGTCAGGACTCGTTCCCTAAAGTCCACATAGTAGTCGGCGAAGACAACACGTTCCTTCTTGGCTCGTGGATTGGCTTTCAATGGTATCACAATCGTTCCGCCTCTGCCCTCGGAAAAGTTCCGCCTTTGCTTAAATTTTGCCATGACTCAAAATTCAAAGGCCATTTTTCACTCCAAAAATTCGATCTAATTCGGCCCACATGGGAGCCACAACGGGATTGTCGTTATAGATGGCGCTCTTGAAGGCCGGGTACTCTTTTTGGTACATGCTGTAGAGTGATCCACTTTTTGTTTTTAGGCCACAGCGAGAATTTGCGATCCGGTCGGCCAGCTTCACAATGATCCGGCGAATGTCGGCGGCGATCTTCGGATAGGTCGCTGTGTTTCTGGTTTTGCGATTTGGACCGGGTACCGAAGTGACGCCATGCACAATGTAGACTACATCGACAGGGAAGCCGATTGATCCAAGGTCGTTTAACGTCGTTGTGGTGTCCTCTACAACGTCGTGGAGGTAGCCGGATGCCTTGAGGGACGGATCGGTGTGTCCAAACTCCACCAGGACCGCTACAACGTCGTCCAGGTGGGTCACATACGGCTCCGTGCCATATTGTTGGTCTCCGTGGGCCGCTATTGCGAACGTCCGGGCATGTTCAACTAGATCCATCTAATTCATTGTAGCATTTTAGATGGTAGATGGCAAGTACCAAATGAAAGAGCCTGCCAACCCTTTCGGATCGGCAGGCCCAGATCGTCCTTTTTACGGGAGGGTGCCAAGAACGATAATTCATTGTAGCATTTTAGATGGTAGATGGCAAGTGAAAAATATCTTAAGGGCGTCTGGTACGGCTGCTATCCTTGGACGCACTTACGAATTGCAACTACTACCAGAAGGATAAGACCAATCACCGATAGATTCACCGGTTCTGGTACTGCTGAACTCTGCGTACTACTCTCCGACAGGAACTCCTGAGGAACCGTGCCGTAATTGTTATATCCGGCTGGATCGTTACCAGACTCCTGGGAACAACATGTAGGTGTGTAGATGGTCAAGCCATTGAAATCTGCCGTGTAGAGACTGGGATTGGTGGACACGTCGTTCTCAGCTATTGACAAATCGTTTGCCGCCGCAGCAGAAATTCCACCCGTATACGTCTGTACAGTCACCGGCTCCATTAAATACCATAATGCATACTGAAGGTCTCCGATACCAGCAGAATCGTTGGCTCCCAGTAATGCGCCACCGTCACCTGCTAGAAGCACTGCGGCGACTTTATACACCGGTATGTTTATGCCAACCGTATCGTTTGCAAATTCACCACCACTGGCAATCGTGGAAGTCGTGTATTGAATCGGGCCTTGACTGGGAAAGTAAGTCGTGGCCAAATAGTCGTCACAGAATACCCCAATGTTGCTTGTGACACCACCGTCTACTTCGGTGGCAGCAGAGAATCCGTTGTAGGTGCCGTATTCAATATTGCCAGGGTACGGATTGCCGCCTGCGCCGGGAAGAATTGTGAAATTGAGTGTAATGTTATCGGCGTTGGCCGTCATCGCTAACGCAAAAGCCACTAAAAATAGAATCGAAAATTTCATTTTCATATAATTTTTCCTTTTGTAGCCTGCCAATCCGTCCATCGAATTGGCAGGCCGTGTAAGACTTACTTCTTAATCGTCCTCCGACTGCGAATCACCATCACCGCACCGGTCAACAGAGCGAGAGCGCTTCCAGCCGATCCCGAATCGATCTCGGGAACGGTTGTGTTTGCATTCGCAAAACTTGCAAAAGCCACGAACATCAGTGCCATGCCTAAGAGCTTCGTCGCTTTCGAGTACGAAGAGATACGAAGCTGTTTTAGCGACATGCGCTTGCGGAAGGACCAGAGCATCATCGCCAACATACTCACACCCAAGAACACATAGGAACTGGGTTCAGGAGTCGGTGTAAAGTGCAGATTATCATTTCTCGTAAATGATAGAAACTCCTGGTTGGTATCGGTCAGGGGAGTGGGAGTGTAAATGGTCAGACCATTGAAATCAGCGCCAAGCAAGTTGGCGTCATGCGTCACATCGTATTCGGCTATTGTCAGCAAAGCTGCCGAATTACCAACACCGCTATCGTTTTTGTTAAGGTCGTCGTTGGTGGCACCCGGCTCAAACAGATCCCACAAGGCGTATTGATATGATGCGATGCCACCATCCGGTGTACCGGATGCGGTGGGAGCCAATACGGCCCCAGTCAAGGCTCCAGCGCTGTAATCTTCAGCGCCACCTAACAGGACCGCAGCCACTTCGTAATCGAACAAAGGGTTTGACACGAGATAGGGTGAACTCGGACTGCCGAACCGGGTAGTACCCAATCCGCCACTGAGCGGTGTAACGTTGTAATCCAGAGCGGTGCTCGGGAAATAGGTCGTGTTAATAAAGTCGTCGCATATAAGCGAAATCGAGGTGGTGCCGTTCAGTGTTGCCCCAGTACTCTGCGTTGATACCACTGCT